GCTGCAATCTCTCGCGCGAAGCCCGCCGCATGTATCAGCAGATGGAATCGGACCTGATTACCTGGATTTCGACGGCGGATCCGGCGGTCATCGCGAAAAACAGCCTGGTCCGACTGCTGCGCCTGGCGCAAATTGCCTCGGGGGCGGTGCGCGACGAGCAGCAGCAGGACCACGTCATCGACGATTCCAAGCGCCTTCTCCTCGAGGAACTGCTCGAGGGGCTGCCAGCCAGTGAACCGGTGGTCGTGTTCGCCCGCTTCAAAACCGACCTCGCCGCCATCCACCTGGCCGCCCGCAACCTGGGGCGCCTTTCGGGCGAACTTTCCGGTGATCGCGGGCCCACGCACGACCTGCCGCGCTGGCAGCGTGGTTACCCGGGCGACCCGGTCATCCTCGCAGTACAGATCCAGGCCGGCAGTGTGGCCATCGACCTCACCCGGGCCCGCATCGCCGTCTACTATTCGATCGGCTTCTCGCTCGCCGACTACTTGCAGTCCCGCGCCCGCATTTACCGCACCGGCCAGACGCGGCCGGTCATGTACTACCACCTGCTTTCCCGCGACACAGTGGACGAGGTTATCCGCGAGGCGCTCAGCGCACGCCAGGACCTCGTTTCGAGTGTCTTGAAGGAGTTGCCATGCTACCGTCATCACCCCCTGAAGAATGGCCCGACGAACCAACCTTCGGACCTGGACCCGAGATTCGCAGCTTCGCCCGCTTTGCTGAGTTGACGCGCGAAAAGCGCGACCTCGAGGGACGCCTGGAAGTGATCAAGGAAGAACTCGAGGCGATCTCGATCACGCTCAAAGAGTACCTGCTCAGCAAAGAGGACCTCGAGGGCGTCACCATCGGCGGATTCAACATCCACCTGCGCCGCGAACTGTGGGCGCGCAAGGCCGAGCTCGCAACCACCGAAGAGGTGTGCCACGCGCTGCGCGCCAGCGGCATGGGCCAGTTCGTCAAAGAGGAATTCTCGACCAGTTCACTTTCCGCCCACGTGCGGCAACTTGAGCGTGAGCACGAAGCCGAGATTTTGAATGGCGAGATCGAGCTTCGCGATCTGCTGCCCGAGCCGCTCGCCGCGGTCTTGAGCGTCGAGCCCACCTACAAAGTCATTGCCATGCAGAAACAAACAAAAAGGAGAAAATGATGCCAGAATCGAAAACCGGCCTGGTGCGCATGGAGGAGAGCGAATACCTCCTGCTGCAACCGGAAGCCCAGAACGAATTCCGCGAACTATTCCGAGCCAACATCGGAGAGGGCGGACAGATTAACCCACTCGATCTGCCGCGCGACAAGGTCGGCACGGGCGGCGCCATCGAGTTCCGCAAACAGGCGGCCGACGGCACCGAGGTCGTACAGAAGCTCGACTGCATTGTCGTCTCGTGGCGGCCGGCGCGGTTGTATTGGAAGGACCCCAACCCCAGCGGCAAGCGGCCCGATTGCTCGTCGAAGAACGGCTTCATCGGCATCGGCGACCCGGGCGGAAATTGCGAGACCTGCCCGTACGCACAATACGGCAGTTCGCTCAAAGGCGGCGGGCAGGCCTGCAAGCAGATCCGCCAGATGCTGATCCTCTACCCGGAGGAGATCCTGCCCCACGTCGTCACCATCCCGCCCACCTCACTCAAGGCCTGCGGCCGCTACTTTCTGATGTTGCTCGGGCTGCGCCTGCCCTACTGGTCGGTGGTGACCCGGATCCAGATCGAGGCCGCGCAGAACGAGACAGGCGTGAAATTCGCCAAGATGGGCTTCTTTCTCGAGCGCCGGCTGAACCCGGAGGAGCGCGAGCTATTCGCACCGATCCAGAGGCAGATGGCCAAGCTGCTCGATCCCATGACGGTCGATGCGAACGACTACGATCACGGCACCGCCGCGGCCGAGCCGGCGGAGGCGAACTCACCGGACGACGTGCCGTTTTAACGAGGTAGGGAATGCGGCTCACCCCGGACGATTACGCCGCTCTCGAGCGTTGCTATATCACCCCGCCGATCGCGCAGGCGGCGGGCCTGTTCCGCGTCCCGTCGATTGAGGGGCGCGACCTGGTGGGCCGCAAGGGCGGAGGAGACTACTCCGGCGTAGTCTTCCCGCTCACTTGGCCGGGCGAGCCGGCGATCGCGCTCTACCGCCTCCGCCTCGACCACCCTCCAGTCGATCTATCGAACGGCAAGCCGCAGCACAAGTATTTAACCGCGGCCGGCGCGCGCAACCGGCTCTACATGCCCCTCGAGGACCCCGCCCTGCTCCAGGACGTCGAGGTGCCGATTGTGATGACCGAGGGCGAGAAAAAATACTTGGCCCTGCACCGGCTGGCCCACGAGCAGGGCGGCAATGGCACAGGCAAGCCGGCATTCATCCCCATGGCCCTGTTCGGCGTCTGGGGCTGGCGCGGCATCATCGGCTACACCTCGGACGCCCACGGCAACCGCGTCGAGCAGAAGGGCCCCATTCCCGACCTCGACCGCGTCAAGTGGGAGGGGCGCCGGGTCTACCTCTGCTACGACGCCAACGCCGCCACCAACGAAATGGTGCGGGTCGCCCGGGGGCAGGCGGCGCGCGAACTGGAAAGCCGCGGCGCCATGGTCTGGGTCATCGACCTGCCGCAGGCGCCCGGAGTGAATGGGGTGGACGACTTTTTAGCGGCCGCCCCCAGCGGGCCGCAGGACTTCCTCAGCCTGATGCAGGCCGCCATCCGCTACCGCTGGCGCGACGAACTGGCCAGGAACGAGAAGGGCAAGATTTTGCCGGGCATCAACAACGTCCTGCTGGCGCTGCGCCTCGCCCCCGCATGGCACGGCGTGCTGGGCTTCAACGAATTCGCCCTGGTCGTCGAAGCGCGCCGGCAGCCCCCCTGGGGCGGTCTCGTGGGGCGCTGGAGCGACACCGCAGACCTTCTCACCAGCGCCTGGCTCGAGCGGCAGGGGATCGTTACGTCCGACCTGCTGGCTTCGAAGGCCGTGCAGACCGTGGCCCGCGACCACCCCTTCCATCCCGTGCGCGATTACCTGGACGGGCTGGAGTGGGACGGCATCGAGCGCCTCGACGACTGGTTGACGCTGTACCTCGGGGTGAAGCCCGGCGCATACGTCCGCGCCGTAGGCAAGCGATGGTACATCAGCGGCGTAGCCCGCGCCCGCAAGCCCGGCTGCCAGGTGGATCACACCCTGATCCTCGAGGGACTGCAGGGCATCGGCAAATCGAGCGTATTCAAAATTATCGGCGGCGAATTCTACAGCGACGACATTGCGGAGCTCGGCACCAAAGACGCGTCGCTCTCCGCCGCCGGCGCCTGGATCATCGAGCTAGCCGAGCTCGACGCCATGGGGCGCGCGGATATCAGCAAGATCAAGGCCTTCTTATCCCGAAGCGAGGACCGCTTCCGCCCGCCCTACGGCCGACATCTGATCACCGCCCCGCGGCAGTGCATCTTCGGCGGGTCGGTGAACGTTGCCGCCTATCTGAAGGACGAGACCGGCGGGAGAAGGTTCTGGCCGGTCACCTGCGGCCGAATCAACCTCGAGGCCCTGCGCCGCGATCGCGACCAACTCTGGGCCGAGGCCGACGCGCGCTACAACCGAGGCGAGCCATGGTGGCTCGACACAGCGGAGCTCAATCGAGAGGCGGCCGCGGAGCAGGAGGCGCGCTACCAGACCGACCCGTGGGAGCCGGAAATCGACCGCTACCTGCTTTCCCGCACCGAAGTCACCACCAGCGACGTGCTCGAGAACGCCATCAAAAAAGACAGGGGCCAGTGGACCCGCGCCGACGAGATGCGCGTCGCCGCCATCCTGAGAAGGCTGGGCTGGGAGGCAGGCCGGCGCGGTTCTGGCGGCTCGCGGCGCCGCATCTACGAACTCAGAGAGGCGCCGGTAGGAGTGTAGGGTTGCCTCGCCATTTCAACCAGGGGCAGCGGCGCGCGCTTTATGACGCGGCCGGCGGAAGGTGCACGTCCTGCGGGGCCGAATTAGGTGAAGGATGGCACGCCGACCATGTGATTGCGCACGCAGCCGGCGGGCCAACGGACGTTATCAACGGGCAGGCACTATGCCCGGAGTGTAATCAGCGAAAGGGAACATCCAACATGACTATACCGAATCCATACGAGTGGCAGGAGGGATTCCAGGAAAGCTGTATCAATAAATTCCTCCGCGGCCAGCGCGACTACATATGCGTCGTGACCCCCGGGGGCGGCAAAACGATCGGCGCCCTGAAGGTCGCGGTGAAATTAAGAGACGCGCACATCATCTCGCACATTGTAATCGTAGCGCCGCAGTGTTCCGTAGTGAGCCAGTGGAGCGCCGAAGCGCACAAGCTGGGGCTCAACATCGAGCGTTTCGGCAGCCCCGAGCGCCGGCGCAAGTATGACGGGATTGCGGTCACCTACGGCTCGATCGCGAGCGGGGCCCAGAACTATCGCAGCTATTGCAATGAGCCGACGCTCGTGATCCTCGACGAGGTCCACCACGCCGATGAAAAACAGGCCTGGGGCGAGGCGCTGCGGGCGGCATTCGAGGCCCCGACCACCTACCGGCTGATGCTTTCGGGCACGCCCTTCCGGACCAAGGGCATCATTCCTTTTGTCCCCTATGATCTGGAAGAGCTCCGGGAGGGCCGCTACCAGGCCGTCGCCGACTTCACCTACTCCCACGGCGAGGCCGTGAACGACGGAGCGTGCCGGCGGGTGGTGTTCCCCTCCATCGACGTCCCGATGGTCGAATGGACGAAGGGCGATGGCCATTTCGCGTTCTCCCTTTCCGACACCACGCTGCGCGATGAACTGGAGAGCGAGCGGAATTCGGTAGTGCTCGACGCCTCCTCAGAAGCCGTGCGGCTGGTGCTCGAGCAGGCCCACCGGAAGCTCACCGAATTACGCCGCGCGCAGCCGAACACCGGCGGCCTGGTGCTCGCCAAGCGGCAGGAGCACGCCCTGCAACTGGCCGAGGTGCTCGAGTCGATTGCCGGCGTGAAGCCGGTGGTCGCAATCTCCGAAGACCCGGAGTCGGACGCCAACATCGAACGCTTCCGGAACTCCTCGGATCCATGGATCGTTTCGGTGCGCATGGTAAGCGAAGGCGTAGATATCAAGCGCCTGCAGGTCCTTGCCTACCTCACCAAAACCGACACCCCCATGTTTTTCCGCCAGGCCGTCGGGCGCGTGGTGCGTACCATCAAGGGCGCGCGGCACCGCGACGCCTACGTGTTCATCCTCAACCGCGAACCGCTGATCACGCTCGCCGCGCAACTCGAGGCCGAGCAGACCATCGAAATCCCGAAAGAGAAAAAGCCGCGGGAAGGCAGCGAAAAAGAGTGGGAGGAGGGGGACCCGCTGGTATACGTCTCCTGCGAGGCCGGAGTCGGATCCACCATTCTCACCGGCGGCGCCGATCCGCTTCCGGCGGACCTGATCGACAAGGGGGGCCGGCTGAAGGACCTGCTGAACCTGGACCTAACAGCCGAAGAGATGGCAGAGGCGCTGCGCGATTGCGAGACCGATGACCCGGAATTGCTCAAGCGGCCGGCCGAGCCGAAAGACCGGCGCATGGAGCGGAAAACGAGGCGCTCCAATAGCCTCGCCCATTCCGTCGGAATGACCCGCGGCTATGCCAAAGAAGAGGCCGCCAAGCTGATGCACAAAGAATGGGCCAGGATGCCCGGCAACCACTGGCAGGCCAATATGGACGAACCGGAGCTAGACAGGAAAATTCAATGGCTGATCCAAGAACGAGCCCGCGCGCAGGTCGCGTAATCTCCCCCTACCACCCGCGGCCAGACGCCGAGACCGTGCGCCGCGGCACGATCGTCGAGCGCCTGCAGAAAACGCTCGGCTCGGAGGAGATGCTGCGCCTGTTCCCAAGCTGGCTGGCCCTGGTCCTCGAGGAGGGCATGTGGCGGAGCTTCTGCAATACCGGCACCTACGAACCGTACGAATGGACCGAATTCGACGCCTTCGTCAAAGCGAAGCAGCCGAGGGGGCTGGGGTTTAAGGGGGGCGAGAAGCAGCTACGGGAAGAGTGCCGCTTCTATGCGGAACAGGGCGACGAGGACGCCGTGAAGGCGCTGGCCGCGCTGGACGGGATGCTGCCGGCGCAGGGGAAGCACGGCGGAAAGCGAGCAAAAGATGGGCAAGTTGGTAATACCAACTTGACCGGCAGTACGCGGACCTACTCGCTCGCCCGGCTGAAGCGCGACCGGCCCGACCTCGCTGCGCTCGTGATCGCGGGAAAGATGAGTGCCCACGCCGCGGCGATCGAAGCCGGCTTCCGCGGGCGCACGGTCCAGCACGCCGGCAGCGTCGAAGGCTTCCTGCGCGCGGCCCTGCGCCACCTCACACCGGCCCAGCGGGCGGAGCTTCGGGAACGGCTTTGAAGGAGTCCTCGCTCCTGCGCTCCGTAGAGCGTGAACTGAAGCGGCGCGGTGTCACCTACCGCAAGCGCCACGGCGGCGTGTTCAGCGTCAAGGGCGATCCAGACCTCTACGGCTGCGCCGCCGGCCGGCACTGGGAAATCGAGCTCAAGCGGCCCGGCGAGGAGCCTACCGAGCTCCAGCGCGCGCGGTTGGAAGAGTGGGGGCGGGCGGGAGCCAAAACAGGCGTCGTGAAGAGCCTTGAAGAGCTCCGAATTTTCCTCGAGCAACTATACACCTAGCAAAAGTGTAAAATGCCCAAAAAGGTCAGACATGGGGGTGGACAGAGGTTGGACCCCCACCAAATGGGGGAGAAGAGAGTGGCGAATGTTAATACAAATGTATTAACCGAAAAAAGGTTGGAAAGGTTGGACGGTTGGACAATGTAACGAAATGACGTGAAAAGGTCGGCCAGGTTGGACAGGTTGGACCGTTTACGCGCTACATTCTAAAGGGCTACCCAACCTGTCCAACTAGTCCAACCTTCCTCTTCTAGAATCTATAGAAAATTATATATAAAAAGAGTGCGCGCGAGGGTTGGTCGGAGGTTGGACGGGGGCCACCCGCCCCCCGTGGTAAACAGGCACCCGGGGGCGGTGAAATGGGGCCCCAACTGGACGCCGCTGGACGCTACTGGAAATCCACTGGACGCTCGCTGGATGGGACCCGCTGGATGGGACCCGCTGGATGGGACCCGCTTTGAGGTGGCTGGCGGCCGTGTGGGGGGAATCAGCCCTACTACCACCCCGCCGGCCGGACCGCGCGAGGGGGGCCCGGTGGCGGGTGGGGAGGCGGCCGGCCGCGGCGGCGGGGAAACTCCTGAGAGGGGTTGTCCTCAGTCCGGTAACCACCACGCGAGCGTGGAGGCAGTACGAATAGGACGAAAACCTCCGAAACCCCGCAGAAAGACGAAACCGCGGGAAACCAAACCAAATCGGACAAAGGGCTCCTGAAAGATGATATTGGGCATTATAACGGTTGACTCGAAACAAATGTAGTTTTGGGCGCCTGGTTCAATGAACCGGATGAACCGGACAACAGACTGGCCTTGTTTCACGTCACGAGCCCCGTGGCGCGATCGCCGCGAGGCCGGCGGGCTGCGGCCGCGGCGCCGGCCGGGCGGGCCCAGGGAGGCCCGGAAAGTGGCGCCGGACCGGGTTGTAATTCCCCGTACGATGTTGCTGCGCGCGTGACGGCAGGCGCCCGGATGTGCTGCAATTGTGCGCAGGATGGGAACCGCACAGATCCCGGCCGCGGTGAAGCGTAAGCAGTTCGCGAGGCTCGCGGCGACGGGTAAGGCGTTGGTCGATGCTCATGCCGAAGTCTATGGCCCAGGCAAGGGCACGCGCAAAACGAAAAAGGAGACCGCGAGCAACCTCGCGCGCAGGCCCGACGTCCGGGCCATGATCGCGCGCTACGAAGCCGAGTTCATGCCGATCGGCGACTACCGCAAACTGCGCGAGGAGTGCGAGAGCAACATGCGAGCCCTGATGCACGACTCACCGGACCACAAAGTCCGATTAGCCGCATCAAAGATGCTGCATGAGATCGCCAACGAGCGCGTGCAGCGGGAAGAAAAAGAGCATCGCATCGTAAACGTCGATAGCCTGATCCAGGAGATTGGCGAGCTTGCCGCGCCGGCCGCGGCGCCGGTGCTCGAGCTCACCGCAACCGAGACCGCAGACCCCGACGAGGCTACGCCTGACCCCAGCGAAGAAAGCGACGACGATGCAACCGACTCCGACGACACAGCCGACGACACAGCCGACGATTGAGCCCACACCGCCGCGCCTGGCAGCCTGGGCGCGTCATCACTTCGGCGGCCGGTACATGCCGTGGCACGTTGTCATCCTGGGCACGATGCAATCGGCCTGCGGCGGTGTCCACTTCAACCCGCGGCGCACCGAACTGCACCAGGGTGCACCACCGGCCGCAGGCCGCATCTGCACGCGCTGCGCGCCGCAGGCGAAGTCATGAGCGCGCAGCCCCACGAAGGCGCCTGGCGGTGCACGGTGTGCGGAGGCGCACCCGCCATCGCCGATGCGCGCTGGCGCTGGAACGGAGAGCAGTGGGAACACAAATGCGGCGACGCGCAGGCGGGGCACTTCGCCGCGGTGCGCGTGTGCGAAGTCTGCGGCCGGCAGCACGAAGCCTGGATGCCGCACTACAACCCGGGCGCGCCCGTAGAGCCCGCGGAGCCCGCTGAGCCGGCAGGGGACGTGCCGCTCGCATGAAGAGCGTCTGGGTCTCCTCAACCAAATGGACGGTGCGCGTCGGGGTAGATGACGCCGAGGTCATTCGCGAGGCGGCGCCGATCGTCGGCACCTTCGTGGGGCAGCCGCTCGAGAACCTCGTCCGCTGGGCCTGGAGCCGCGGCTGGAAGCCTGAGGTGCAGGTGCTCGACCCATGACCACCGAAGAGATCCTCGAGGCCCTCCAGGAGACCGCTGACGACGCGCCGGAGGATGAACCGCTGCTGCTGGCTGACGGCTTCGAAGACGCGCTCCTCGGCACGCTCGAGGGCTGCGGCCGGCCCACGGTGCTCTGCTACGACTACGACCGGTGCATCGAGATCCTGATCGAGCGGGACGGCATGACCGAACCAGACGCGCACGAGTGGATGAGCTTCAACGTCGTCGGCAGCTACGTTGGCAAGACAACGCCGCTGTGGCTGCACAACCTGCGGGCGCGGCCGGTCTAGCGCGCGGCCGCCTTCACCTCCGCTGCGAACCGCGGCAGCATCCTGGCGCCGCCGTCGAACGCGGCCGGCAGCGTACCGCCCATGTCGCCGTCCTCAAAATACGCCCACTGGCGGTCGTCGAGATCGCCATCCACGTTGTTCCAGGTGTGCCGCACAAGCACAATCACCGCCACCTTGCCCGCGGCGCGATCCTCGAGCGCGCTCTCGAGCGCCTGGCGGTACGAATCGTAGCCGTGCGTGTCGATGACGTCATCGCAATCCATAATTTCGACTGTCCACTCGTAGGTGACCATCAGGCCACCTCCGCCCAGCCGTAATCGGCCGCGGTTTTGGGCGAGGAGTTGCCGTAGAACCGGCTGTACTCGAGCACGATGCCCAGCTTGGCGCAAGCCTTGAAGAAGCCGCGCACGCGCCTGATGCCGGTCTCATTGGCGCCCTTGTTGACGCCGTCCGGGCTCATCGACGCCTCGAGCTTCACGACGCCCCAGCTTTTGCCCAGGCCGTCGCAAATGCCGCTGCCCTTCACCCGCAGCGACTTGGGGAAGCGCGCTGCCAGGGCCTGGGCCTCTTCGATGGTCGGCACCTCGATGCGCGCATGAAACCACTGCGGCTGGTCTATGTCATAGTCAAACTGCCGGCCGTCCATCTGGCGCGGCTCGGTGCGGTACACGTTGGTGGTCTGTTCGGTGGCGACCGCGAGCGTGATTGAGTAAATAGCTTCCATACTCATTATCATAAAACAAGTGTTGTTTCATGTCAAGCGGTGCGGCCAAAAAAAAATCCAAAAATATTTTTCACGAAACGCTTGACACGAAACAACACTTGTTTTAAGCTACTAAGTATGAACACCGTAACAAGCATCCAAGACAAGCAGATCGCCGGCGAGCTAGCCGCCATCCGCAAGCATGGCTCGAGCGCCGTGGGCCGCTCTGTGATCTACCGCCACCGCACCGCGGCCATCAAGGCGCTCATCGCCCTGGGCCTCAACACCCTGCAGGCCCGCGAAGCCATCAAAGACGCCGCCGACATGGTGGTTCTGGCCCTGGCGGCCGCCGCGGAGGTGAAGTAAACCATGCGCTACAGGATTGTGCAAGCCATGCCCGGAACGGATGGCTACGGCTGGTACGTACTCACCGAGGGAACGGACGGCGCCTGGTATAACTTTTTCGGCAACCGGCCGCTGGCCAACCGCGAACAGGTCGAGCGCGCTGTTTCGCGCTTGCCGAAGCATGCGACGGAGGTGAAGTAACCATGGCGCTGGAACTGTACACGACGCACGTCGAGCAGGAAGCCTACGACCTCGGCGGGCAACTCAGCTTGCCGCCGTGGCAGGTCCGGAACCACATGGAGGCACGCCAGGACAAGCACGGCCGGCCGTACTGGGTGGTCGTGGTGGAATCGGCCGAGGCCTGGGATCGCGCGGTCGCCTGCCGCCGGCGGATGTTCGGAAGCTGAAAAATATCTGCGAAAAATTCTTGAAGTTTTTTGCAGCTACCTCTTGACACGAAACAAGTCTTGTTTTAGGATAGTAAATATGACGAGCAACCAAAACAACAACCCACACCTGACCCACACAACCGCCACAGCGAGCTACCGCATGCCCCGCGAAGGCAACGAGGCCTCGCGCGTGCTGCGCATGGCCTGGGACGGCCGCGAGTGCCGCATGAGCGGCGGCAAGTGGGGCAGCCACTCCATCCTGGCCGGCGACAACGCGACGGTGCGCGCGCACTGGTCGGGCTATGTCAGCAACAACATGGGCCGCGCGATCAAGCCGGCCATCCAGTGGGAGCGTGCACGCTAATGACGCTCCCTAAGACGCTCCAACGCTACGCCGCGCGCATCGACGACTACTCCGACGAGCGCGCCAGCCAGAACGGCATCTGGCTCTACTACAAGCTCGGCTGGAAGTCCTGGACCGACCCGCTGGGCTGCCAGCACCAGGACCATGAAGACACGGTCGGCGAGCTCGCCTACTGCGCGCGCAATGCGATCCGCTGCGACTGCCCCGAGTGCGCGCCGCTCGGGGTCCCGGCCGCCATCAGGGAGGAACTCCAATGACGAAACGCGACGTAAAGGTCGGCTCGACCTACACGGCCAAGGTGAGCGGCAGGCTCGCCCACATCAGAATCACCGGCATGTCGCCCTACGGCGGCTACGATGCCGTCAACGTGGCCACCGGCCGCGCGATCCGCCTCCGCACCGCGGGGCGCCTGCGCTCCGAGGTCGAACCCATCAACCGGCTCGAGTACATCCGCTCCCTGCGGATGGCCGGCCAGTCGTACGAGCAGGCGCGCGACGCCTATCTCGCGCAGGAGGGCAAGTAGATGGCAAAGCGCCAGTCCACTCTCCTAGTGGCCTGTAATCGCATCGTCGCCGACGAAGCCCTTTTCGATCAGGCGCTGAACGTGCTCCGGATGGCGTTAGTCGCGCTGGAAGACTGGCAGGACTTCCAGGGCAACGTGCTGCTGGTCGCCGCCGAGGTTCGCGAAATGTCCGCTGAGATCGCGAAGCGGCTGCGGTTGAACGAGGAGCCCGACCTCAATGGCGGCACTGGCGAGTCGTACGAGGCGCCCGACACCCATGGCTAAGCCTATCGAGGTGGAGATTACCGATGCGTCGGAGCACCACTGCTTCCGGCTGGTGCTCAATACCCCATCCGGCGAGAAGATCGAGATCATGCTGCACGCACGGGCGCTGGTCGATCTGATCTACCAGTCTTCGGCGGCGCTCTGCGAATGGCAGAAGCAGACCACGACGATGCTCATCTGCGCCAAGACCGGACTCACCGAAGATGAAGCCCGCAAGGCGGGACTGATTGCGTAGGGCGCGCTCGAAAAATAATTTTCGCGAACCCCTTGACACGAAACAAGTCTTGTTTTAAGCTAATAAGTATGACAGCAACCCAAATGATTCCCGCGGTCGGCACCGAAGTGCTGGTCCGCTTCGAAAAGATCCAGATCGCCTGCGCGGTGCGCGACGTCAAGATGAGCTACGGCGTGCCGCGGCTGCTGGTTGCCCCGGCCGCCGGCCAGGGCGAACAGTGGATCGAGCTCGGCCGCCTGGTGCGCCCCGAGCGCCCCGTCGCGATAGTCGGGAGGGCCTGGTAATGACGTTAACCAAGCAAGCGATTCAAGACGACCAGAACATTCGCCGGGCACTGAGCCTGATCAAGGAGCACGTGACCTCGGCCGAGACGCAGCAGAACCGGGATCTCCACGAGGCCATTCGGCTGGTGGTCGGCGTAGCCCGGCACTACAACCTGCTCGACGCGTACTGGGGCGCGCGGCTGCTCCGCGAGATGGTCGCGCCGATGATGTACACCTGCGATGGCTGCGCGCGCGACATCGAGCGCGGCGGCATCAGCGACGACGAAGGCAACCTGCAGTTGACCGGCCGCACCGGCAACTTCTATGCTCTCTGCTGCCTCTGCGGCGCCCCGGCCACCCACGAGGCTGAGCACGTCCAGGAGGTGCAAGGATGAACAAGCTAGAACTCGACGCGGCTATTGTCGCGCTCGCTCGCGAAGCCAAGCTGGACGGCTGGAATGCATTCGTGGAGGAGCTCAAGGTGCCCTCCGAGCTCTTCGGCGCCCTCATGACCAACCGGCCGGAGATGGTCCGGCTGGCCCAGCGGCGCCCGCTGACGGCCCAGGAGGCCGATGCGCTCTACAACCTGATTGCCGGACTGATCGAGACGAACAGCGCCCTGCGTGCACACGCGGCCCAAGTCGCCTCGCTGGTACAGGACTGGATGTCCGGTATCCACGGCATGATCTCAACCGCACGCAAGGTCCGGCAGTTCGCCCGCTTTGAGCACTCCGGCATCTACGAGGGCGATGACGATGAAGCGTAACCGGTCCCTAGAGAGCATGTAATGGCACAGAACAAATTCACTTTGGCGTTCTTTGGGAGCGCGACGGTGACGGAATACAAATTTCCGCGCTACCGCAAGGCGCACAAGACGCTGGAATCGGCACGCGAGACTGCCCGCCGCGTATGGGAGCAGATGAGCGAGCGCGGCTTACCTACGGCCTGCCACACGCCGATTGTTTACGGTCCCGGCTGCGGTCGTGACGGGACATGTGTGGCACCGTGGTAATTCAGCAGGCAAGGAGCATGTAATGGCAAAAAAATCAGCGATCGCGTGCCCCCACTGTGGGGGCGCGCTCTCAATCGAAATGATCGGTCAGCTTTGGGGCAGCTACTGCGGCAACCGCCGGCAGAGCCGCGAGCCCGGCCCCGGCCGGCCGCGGACTATGCCGCGCTGCCCGTGCGGCGCCATGACGGTCAACCGCGCCGAGCAGCGCAAGCACGTGTGCACCGCGCCGAAGCCGGCCAGGGCGCCGAAGGCGGTCGCATGAGCAACATCTGGCAGCAGCGCGCCGACGAGATCCTGGGCGACAAGTCGAAGGCGTACATCGCCGCGACGCTCTACTGGCTGGTGCAGAGCGCGATGAACTCGCCGATTAACCGCAAGCGCGTCCGGCCGGAGGAGCAACTCTGGATCGAGGCCGAGATGGTCACGCGCGGCTTTCGCGGAGAGGGGGCCTGAGAGCCCCCAGGATCGCCCGCCGGGATTTCCGCGTGGGTCAGGGCACCCCCGCCCTGGCGACGCAGCCTGGCGCCCCGGACCGGGCCAAACCGGGCATTCCTGGGGCTTGGCCGGCCCCGGGTTGCGTTTATCGGCCGCTGGGGACTGGCGCAATGTACTATTACGCGCACTTAGCGGCTCCCGGGCTCGCCTGGTGAGCCACCAATAGTCAAAACTGATTACCCGCATTACGTTGTTTCCCCTACGGATTACGCCTATGTATTCCCCAGTTTTTCCCCAGCCAGGTAACATTACCGACGAAACATTGCGCCAATCGTACGTATGCCCTACTCTGGATTGGCACATGCCTAAACGCCCCAAGCGCCCCAAACCCGACCCGCCGGCACCGTCGTTGGCCGATTCCCGATGGCACGATCTGACGCCTGCCCAGAAGAGCGCCGCCGGCAGGGCCAGCGCCGAGGAGCGCTGGAGGGGCAAATCGCCCGCGGAGCGCAAGGCGGAAATGAAACGCGTGGCGGCCGGCGGCGCCGGCCGCAAGCGGTCGCGCGCCCTGCGCTGCGGCTGCGGGAACATGACGCTCAAGCGGGCCCGCGCCCGGGCGGATCGCAACGGCACCGGTCTGGGGCACGAGCCGGGATGCCGGTTTTATCGCGATCCACTTCCCGAAATTCCTTGACAAAATCGTGCGTATGCGCTACCCTGGATTTTAGATGGCAGACGCGGGCAAGGCGGTCATCCGGACGGTACGTCGCAACGGTTTTCAGACGTGGCGGGTCGGGTTGTCCTGCGAGCATTCAATCGTTCTTACCCGAAAAGAATTCGCCCGCCTGCAGTGGTTTATCGGCCGCACCATCTACTGTCCGAAATGCCTGGAGAAACAATGACTTCCGCAATTGCAATCGTTTCCACGAATCCGCTTTCCGACTACGCCCCGGTGCGCCGGCTGGTGCTCGATGCGGTCTCGAGCCCGATCACCCGCCAGATGTACGGGCTGGCCCTCGACGAGTTCTTTACGTGGCACCAGGCGGCCGGATCCCCGGGCTTCAGCCGGGCCACCGTGCAGGCTCACCGCGCATCGCTCGAATCAAGCGGATACAGCCCATCTACAATCAACCAACGCCTATCTGCCATCCGTAAGCTGGCCTCCGAAGCGGCCGCCAACGGACTGCTCGACTACGCCCAGGCAGCGGCCATCAAGGACGTGCCCAACGTCAAGCAGCACGGCGTGCGCACGGGCAACTGGCTGACCAAGGCCGACGCCCAGAAGCTGCTCAACGCCCCCGACGCGACCACGGTCCGCGGCATGCGCGACCGCGCCATCCTGGGACTCCTGGTCGGCTGCGGCCTGCGCCGCTCGGAGTGCGCCAACCTCAAGGTCGGCGACATTCAGCAGCGCGAGGGGCGCTGGTGCATTCCGGACCTGATTGGCAAACACGGCCGGATTCGTACGGTTCCAGTGCCGGCCGGCGTGAAGGAGCGGGTCGATCAGTGGATGGCGGCCGCGGGCGTCGAAAGCGGTTTCATTTTCCGCGCGATCGACAAGCACGGCCACATGGCCGAGTCCCTCTCCGACGACGCCATCATGGAGGTGGTCGTCAACTACAATGCCGATGTCCGCCCCCATGACCTGCGCCGCACGTGCGCCAAGCTCTGCCGCAAGGCCGGCGGCGAGATTGAGCAGATTCAGTTCCTGCTCGGCCACTCCTCGATACAGACGACCGAAAGGTATCTAGGGACACAGCAGGATCTCGAGTCCGCGCCCAACGACAAACTGGGCCTCAAATTTCTGTAGATTTAATCTCGATTTCTGATATTTTATTCGGTAACGACAGGAGGCACTTACCGATAATGCCGAAACGAGAAAAACGCACGACGGAAGATTTAGACGAACTGCACCTGCATGCCAGGATGGGCCGGGCAGCCCTGATACCGGGCATGCAGCGTGCGATCGAGATCATGCAGCGCGAACTCGATAAGATGCGCCTCGACCTGATGGGCCTCGAGGCGCCGGAAAAGCAACCGGAAAGTAAGCGGAAAAATTTCGGAACAATTTTGGAAAAAATTCGGAAGCAGCCGTCCGGCTGGTCGTCCGACCCGGAAGAGCGCAAGCGCGAGATGGCGCGCCGCATGGCCGCCCACCAGAAGAAGGCGAAGGGGCTGCACCCGCGCGATGCTGACCACCCCGACCACGCGAAGTGGCTGCGCAAGATGCGCCGCGTCAGTAAACGTACCTGGGAGAAGCTTTCACCCGCCGAGCGCAACGAGCGACAGAACAAGATGCGCGCCGCCCGGGGCCTCCCGACCGTGCGCCTGGCAGTAGCATAGGGGTTCAGCCATGACAAGACTCTCCAACCGGCAGTACCCAATGATCCGCGCCCTAGACAATCTCGGGTCGCACTACATGTCGATCGACGAAGCGCAGGCCTACGACCAGCGCCCCTTCCGCTCGATGCTTCTCCGCGGCTGGTGCGCCTACCGACCGAAGCACGGCTTCCATATCACCCGGGCCGGCAAGGCCGCGCTGCACGAGTTCCTGAGCACCGATATCGCGCGTAAGGACGCCACCCTGCCGCTCACCGCGTACTTCGATCCGACGGCCTACGGCCTTCATCCGACCAGGGTGCACGTGATGCCGAAGCGCAAGGTGGCGTGAGACCGGACATGATCACGCGTGGGGGCGCGCCGGCTGCGAGGATGGGGGTTGACGAGAACGGCTGGTATCGCCGTGTCCAGTCCGACGGCCGCGTGATCCGCGTTGACAGGCGCTGGTTCAACTCGCTGCTCACGGTGTCGGCGTCGAGGGAAGCAATCACGTGGGACGACGGGTGGTGATACCCCGACTTCGCGCTCGCCGTGAGCGACGCACTGATTTGGGATCCGGGCATGGTCGTGGTGTGCGCGCTCTGCGGAGGCGAGCGCGGGGGTGACGATCCGCCCGGGCCCTGGTTCCGCCACCGGCCGAGTCATCGCAGACGTATCCCGATCCTCGGCCCGGTGCGCGGCCGCGCGCTGGGCTACTTGACGTACGTGAGGGTTTGATGGATCTAAACCAGCAAGTGCAGCAGTTCGCAAGCAAGTGGGGCCCGAGCAGTGATGAGCAGTTCCAGCGATTCGTTACTGATCTACGCGCCCTCTTGGAAAGTTATGGCAGGGCCGCGCTTCTGCATCAGAGCTTTCCCGACACCGAGCACGAACATGGAGATCCCATATGACGGTCCGCGAACTGATGGCGCGCATCGCCGGCGCCGACTACGACTGGGTGGACGTAGACAAAGGGATGCTCGACGCCCTGGCCGACATACCCGTGCGCGAGGCTATGGTGGCCGGCATCGATCCGCGCGACGGGCGCCCCACGCTGATGCGGCTGCCGGTCGCCAACCTGCGCAAGAAGGAGCGAAGCCAGTGAAACTAACTGTTGTGCGGTTCGTATACGAGCCTCCTGCGCTACAAATCACGCCGGAAACGGAGTACGAGTCCGCCGTGCTCCAGCGGTATTGGGCACACGCCGAACTGACAGTAGGAAAGGCCGATGAATCCTTCAACGGGTGGGGGTATGGCATCCGGTTCAAGGAGGGAGGGCAAAAAGTCGAATGATGCGCCTCGAGAAAAACCAGCTTGTCAAAATACGCCTGGCCGGTTCAGGAGACGGATGGGCCCGCGGGGTAGTAATTCAGGCGTCTGGTGGAGATCCGCAGAGCGTGGCGTTGCTAATCGACGGGCTGGTGCGGTCGCATAGCGGCGGCTGGATTGGCGGAGGAATGCCGCTGACGATCAACTATGAGTTGGAAACCGCCACCAGCCTGATTGGCGATCAGTACGAGATGGAGGTAGTGGAGGCATGAACGATCAGCCCATCTGGGTGGGGGATCCCTATCGGTGGTCGGCTGCCGAAATTATCGCGAACGCCTGCCGCGAGGCGGAGGTCGAACTGCTCTCTGCAGAGAGCCATCGTCAAGCCAGCTTACGCGAGCAGGTCCGGCTCGCCGCCAAGCGCCTGATGACGAGGCTATTCCCCTTGCCGGATTTCTCGGACCTGCCCCTAATGCCGATAGGCGCAACCTTCCTCGGCGAGGCATGGCCGGGTTATAACGACCACTCGTTCAACAGAACCTACCGGTGGCGAAAAAAGCAGGCCAAGGGGCCGCCTCGTCGCGCCTGGCTGCTGCGCAGATGGAGAGGTGGCGGATGAAGCCAATGAGAGCCGATGACATGCTGGCGGAGATCCTGCGACGGCAGAAGGATTACGGCGCGCGCGACGTTGCCGAAGAACGGCGCAAGCTCATCGAGATGTGGCGCGAGGCGCACCCTGACGCCGTCGCGCAGCCGCCCAGCGTACACCGGCCGCTCGTCAAGATGGACGACGGCGTGGTGGACGACAGGAACCGACCAGAACGCTGGTTCAACGACGTCTACCAGGTGACGGTGCGCATCTGGACGAAAGACCCAGTTTTCGGCACGTACGGAGGCATGATCCAGATTGGCATCAACGCCCACGACGGCACCGCGCGCCACGACTGGCGCGACTTTCAGAACATCAAGAACCAGATTGCCGGGCCGGAGTGCGAAGCATTCGAACTGTATCCCGCAGAAAGCCGGCTGCTCGATCCGAGCAATTACTACACGCTCTGGTGCTTCCCGGGGATCAAGCGAATCAAGGTCGGCAACAACGAAGGCCGGCGCGTGTTTGACGCCGACGAGGCGCTCGCCCCGCAGCGGGCGTTTGAGAAAACGGAATGACGATGCGAGCAGATCTTGATTGGGCCGCGCTGCCCGAGCGCATGCGCGCGCTGCCAATCAGCGACCGCGGCTACCCGGTGCCCTGGTTCGTTGAGTGGGTGGACGGCGTGCCGGAGTTTCGCGCCATGGACACACGTAAGTGGGTCCGGGCCGTGAAGGAAAAGCTCTGCTGGGTGTGCGGCCAGCCACTCGGCGCCTACCTGGCATTCGTGATCGGCCCGATGTGCGGCATCAACCGCACGACCAGCGAACCGCCGTGCCACCGGGACTGCGCCGAGTGGTCGGCAAAGAACTGCCCGTTCCTGAGTCGGCCACACATGGTTCGGCGCGAGAACGACCTGCCCGAGGGCGTGCTCGATCCGGCCGGCATGCACATCCCGCGCAACCCGGGAGTGATGCTCATCTGGATCACGCGATCGTACAAGCCGTTCAAGGCCGGGCTGCGATCGGACCAGTTCGACTACCTGATTGAAATCGGCGATCCGGTGGAGCTCGAGTTCTGGACGGAGGGACGCCGGGCCACGCCGGAGGAGGTCGAGCGATCCGTCGAGACCGGACTGCCGGCGCTCGAGGAGGTGGCGCGGATGGAGCATGGCGGCGAGCGGGCCCTGGCGCAGAAGGTGGAGGCGTTCCGGAGGCTATACCGGTGAACACAGAGGCAGGCCTATGGGCGTGGCGATGCGCCGGTGAGGGGGTGGAGGTGGAGCCGATCATTTTTCGAGAAGAGGGAGACCGGGTCACGCTGGAGATGTCGCGTGACGATTACGAGCAGTTGCTGTTGATTCTCGGGTTTCAGGAAGGTAGCGTCCTACGCACAGGCGACGAGAGAACGTTTTACCGCTGGCTCGAATTCATCAATCGGTTGAATGCGGGCAACCCTCGATTCACGCCCTACGAGATTCCGATGGAGTACGAAGGCCAATGAACTGCCCCTTCTACGGCCGCCACATGTTCAGGAACAACAGCCTGGTGGTCGATCCGCCATTTCTCCTGCTTCCGCAAGCCGGCAATCAGTGCGGACTCGTGACCACGAAGCACGCGCCTTGCTACATGGAGATCAACCACCTCGACGTCGACTGGCGGGAGTGCCCGATCGTGCGCGAGACGCGGCTTGAGGAGACGGTATGAAGACGGGCGACATGGTGAAGGTCTACCCGCACGGGTCGCCGGGGCAGGCGGCCGAGGGGAAAGTGCTGATCGTTTCGGGGAACCAGAAGGCGGTAACCGTTGGGTTTGAGGAGAAACCTCCGTTCGCGATCGTGAGAGACATTATGGCAATTAGCCCACGAGACGACATGATCACCATGTTTCTTTACCGCTATGAGATCGGACCGTGGGTGGAAATGGTCGGCGGCGGGCACTACGAGATCGAGGGGCAGGCATGACCGATCCGGAGCTCGAGGGAATCGCGCGCCAGTCGCTCAACATGATGAAGAGGGACGCCGAGTGCGGGAAGCTCAACTTCTTCATCGGGGCGTGTGCCTACGAAGGGGAGCCGTTGCACCGCATGCGGAAGATCGAGCAGCAGCTTATCGACCGATGCGGCGAGAGGTGGCTCAACGACGAGCGCATGAAGAGCCGGGCGTTCCACACTATGCGCCTGATCTTCTCGCTCCTGCCTCCGGCCGCCATTGTGTTCGGGACCGCGGCGAACATGTTCCGGACCACCAAGAAGTTCGACCAGTTGCCGGCGGAAGAGCAGGAACAGATGCTTGACGGCGGCCACGATCGGCACCACACTGCGGTCAAGCGCGGGCTGATGACGATCGAGGACGTGCTCCAGGCCACGGCGCAGACGCCCCAGCGGGTCTGCATCTCGCAGTGGATACGCGGCCACACGCAGCCCGAGCCGCCGCACTTCCTCGATCAGAAGGACTTCGCCGGGCGGCTGAAGATGTTCGGACCCAAGGTCAAGCTCTCCGATCAGATGCTGGCACAGAAGAAGGGGTGGGAGGTGCAGTAATGCCCCGGCTGATTGATGACCTGCGCGCGCCCGATGCGAAGGTTGCCATGCCAAACATCGTGGCGTCGCGGCTCGAGCAGGCCTGGACCAGCTACGCTGCCACCGTGAACGAGATCCTGCACGATGAGTTTCCGATCCTGCTGATCGATAATGTCGCCGACTACTACTTCCAGGCCAGCGACCAGGAATATTGGGATCTCTCGAGAGACTTTCCCAACCTGGCGCCGCCTTACGTGCGGTTCTGGTGCGAGCACAAACTGCCGAAGACCATCCATTCCAAGCAAAAGGGCGACACCCAGGTATCGGAGTTGGTGCCGAGCGGCAGAGTCGGCATACTGATCACGGCGCTCGATCCGAAGGAGTGCAAAGGCGATGGCATTCCGGTTGAGGCCCGCTGGATTCTGTGGGCCGATATCTTCATCGATTTCGGCCGGCGGGATTGTGCCGCGGACGGACCGCACTGCCCGATCTTCCTGGCAATCGATGCTGAGGGACGGTTACTCGGCGAACCCCACGCGCAGAGCTATTCCGAGCCGGAGCTCGGGGAGATTGTGCGCTCGCTGATGACCTGGTTGCACCCGGCCCTCCTCGCGATCTCATTCCTGCACTGCAAAAATGTCGCGATCGTCGAGAACGAGGCGCCGGCCAAACTCGCCAAGCGGCACCGCGAGCGACATGGCGTCACGCCGTGCCGCTACAAAACTTTGATCATCGAGCCGCTCAAGCAGATCCTGCGGCGCGAGGGCGGCAGCGACAAGGTGGGGATACAGCGCGCGCTGCACATCTGCAGAGGGCATTTTAAGGATTACCGCCAGGGCGCCGGCCTGTTTGGGAGGTATCACAAGTTGATCTGGCAGCCGTCGATCGTACGCGGCACGAAGGGAGAGAAGGCCCCGCCGCGCGAAGCGGAGATTCGATTACCCAAGGAGGCGCTATGAAACCGATTGAGGTACGCTGCCCGTCTGACCCGTTGACCGACTTCTTAGAGCAGGCCCTGCTGCGCTGCGTGGGCCGCATCCGCAAGCGCATGCGCGACTCCGTTATCCTGACGCCCAGCCGACGAACCTACGGCCGCGAGAAAGGGTTTCTAGCGAAAAGAGGGCGCCGCTCGCTGCCCCGCGTGGTGCGGCCGCGCAGGAAGGCCCAGCGATGAAATACGACCTTGGCAGTGGCATGTACCTCGAGGGCGACGCCGGCGGCGAGAGCCCATGGCGCCGGCGCGTGGTGGAGTCGAAGCTGATACCGAATACGCAATCGGGCTACACTGTAACGCTCGAGTGCGGGCATATGGCGCAGGTCTTCGGTAGATGGCAGGCCGCGGACGGCTTCATCTGCACGCGCTGCCGCGACGAAGCCGAGCACGTCAAATCGCCGGGTTGATACGTGGAGGTGCCACCATGAGAAAACCGAGATGCGGCGAAAAGCCGAGTGGTTTTGCCGAAGAGCAACTAAAGAAGGCGGGAATCGTGAAGTGGAAGCTGGAACCGCATGATATTAAGATACTCCGCGACGCCTTGACTAAAACCCTGGAAGAGCGAAGCGCCTATTGGGCCAAGAAATTCTCCGAGCAGAAGCGCGCGCGCGAGGACTGATCGTATGACCGATCCAGAACTACAAGGCAAGCGGTGGCCACTATGAGATCGAACCAGCATAGGCATAGGCATAAGAAGGACAAAGATCCGGTAAGAGAGCTCGCCTACGCAGCGGTCGACGCGTTGAACTGCACGTGGTTCATGTACTGGATCACGGAGTACGCGTCGCAGGATGATGATGGCCAGACGTTGAAAACGCTCGACCGGCTGGCCGGCGCCCTCGAGACTTTTTTCCCCGGCGAGCGCATGACCTACGAGAAATTTGTGGCGGGCGTGGAGGAGCTACTGGCCATGCCGACGTCGGAGGCCGCGAAGCGGATCCTTGCGGTCCGGCATTTACGGCCGCCTTCAAAGTAACTTCTGCAGGGCGTTCTCGACGGCGCCCTGCAGGGCTGAGTCGCTGACGTTCGCTCCATCCTGCTGCACGGCCGGATCCATCACCGTCGGCGGCTGCGCCTGCGCGGCTACGGTGTCCGGATTCTGGACCGCATTTTGCGCCCACTTTATCCTCGTATTGTGGGCCGGCGTTGACGGTGGCTCGCCGAACACGTATGACGCAAACGTGAGCACCGCGACCTTCACACGGTTGCGAAATGCAAAATCGACCATTAAGTCGCCCGATTCCTGATAAGTCAAAGCCACGTTCGTCTCCTCCTATTTCCGTTCCAGCGAGTCCACCCGCGCTTGCAGCAGCGCAAGTTGCGTCAGGAGTGCGTCCATCTCCGCCTGCGTTGTTACCAGAGCAACGACTCCGTTTTTCCGATAATTTCCCGTCACATTGCAATCGCCCGCGATGTCCATGGCATAGTTTGGCGACGCGACACCGATGCCGACCTTGCCGCCGTTGGTCGGATTTAGTTGCATCGGAATGCCGTTGAGTTGCAAGCAGCGGTTCACGCCAGAACCATAGTCATATGACTGAACGATGCCGATATTCGGGGCTGGATTATAGGTAATCACGACGCCAGCACCAGATGTGGGCGTGCCAGCCCCGGTGTAGTTCGTGCTGCGGATGATGCCAGCGCAGTCGATGGCACACTGGGGAGCGGTCGTACCGGCAAAGCCGAGGTTGCCGGCCTTGGTGATACGCAGTAGCTGCGTGTTGTCCTGCCAGAAGCTGAAGCCGCCGTCCGCGCCGCCGCCGCCGCTGACCGAGACGAGGGAAAACTCACCCTGGCCATTGCTCTTATTCCAGCCGATGCAGCCGCCCCCGTTCGTCCACGGCGCGATGAGAAAATTAACGCTGCCGATATTTGCGCCCGCGCTGAACCCATACGGGCCGTTCGAATCCACCAAACAGCGCGGGGCTGTTAATCCGATGCCGAGAGCGCCTGCTGGAGTGATCATCATTCGCGCATCAGGCGAACCGCCAGTCCCGGTGCGAAACCACATATTGCCGCTTCCATCCGTACCTAGCCCCGCCCAGTTGCCGCCGCCGAAGTCGTACAGCCTGATGTTCGCGTCAGTGTTAGCAATTGCGGTCAACGGTCCCGCGGCCGTTCCGAAGGTGCTGGCCTTGGCGGTTGTATAAATGGCTCCACTCGCATGAATCGTGCCATTCACGTCGAGCGTGTAGGCCGGTAAGCTCATGCCAATACCGACCGAGCCGCCCCTGAGTACGATCGTCTGCGTATCGACGCCACCGGCTCTAGTGCCTAGCACCGCCCCTATGTTGAAGTTCGCGAAATAGTACGACCCGAAGTACGCGCCGTAATCCTGATTGCGATCTACGCCAATTTGAAGTCGCCCGTCTGGTACAGTGTCCGATGCTGCCGCGTTTCCTGGGCCTTCGATGAATACCGCCGTGTTTGTAGCTACAGAACCAACTGGCGTGCCAGTATTGGCTCCAACATGGAGCCTTACACTCGGCGATGGCTGAGCGATGCCGAGCCGGGAGTTGGTGATATCCCAGAACAGGTTTGCGCTCGCGGCGAATATGCCAGCACTGTTGTACTGTATCTGCCCGGTCGAGCCCGCAGCGGGTGCCGTCCATGCCATCCCGTTCGCCACACCAGAATTAGCCGTCAGTACTTGGCCGTCGTGTGTTGCGCCGCCCGTGCCCATACGCGTGACGCCAGTGCTGCTGCGGACGATTAGATCGCCCTGCGTGGTTGTCGGATCAGCGATGAAGGCCGGCGCCCCGGTGATCTTCGCCCACGCGAGCGCGGTAATCCAGGCCGGATTCGCATAGGTCGTGCTCGTATCCGCGGCGTTGGTCACCTGCGCCGCGGTGTAGTCGCCGCTCGCTGCCACGACCGCACCGCTCCGACCGAAGACGGTGCTAACGCCGGCTGCCGGCGCCCCGGTGATCTTCGAATACGCAAGGCTCGTGATCCACGCCGGATCCGCATAGCTTCCGAGCGTCGAAACAGCGTTGGTGACCTGCGCCGCGGTGTAGTCGCCCGCGACGGCCACTACAGCACCCGAGCGGCCGAACACGGTCGCTACGCCCGTCGGCGGCGCGCCGGTGATCTTCGACCAGGCGAGCGAAGTAATCCACGCCGGGTCCGCGTAGGAGCCGACCGCCGAAACCGCGTTAACGACATTAGCCGCGGCGAGCGGGGCGCCGGCAACGCGGTAGACGCCGCCGATGTTTACGTCGCCCGTAACACCGATCGTCGAAGCGTTGTTGAGCGCATGCCCGGCCGCATCGACGTCGCCCACCCAGGGAGACTGGGAGCCGGTGCCCGGCGTCGCCCAGCGCATTCCCATGGCCTGCGTCGAGTCCGCGGTGAGCACCTGGCCGTTGGTGCCGACCGGCAGGCGGCCGGTGGCGCTCGTTCCGCGTACGATCAAGTCTCCGGCCGCCGTGGTCGGATCGGTCATGCCGCCGCCGGCGGGGCCCTGGGGCCCAGCGGGGCCGACGGGACCAGGGCTGCCAGTTATGCCAGGGGGGCCCTGGGGGCCGGTATTGCCAGTGGGCCCGGCGGGACCGGGGATTCCTTGCTGGCCTTGGATCCCTTGCTGGCCCTGGGGCCCGGGGTCGCCAGCGGGCCCGATAGGCCCAGGCACGCCGGGGATCCCCTGCTGGCCCTGGATTCCCTGCTGGCCAGGGGGCCCTTGCTCGCCAGGCTCGCCCTGGGGCCCCTGGGGGCCTGGGATGGGCGTTCCGGGCAGCAGGCCTACCAGGTAGCTGCGGCGCGGCGTGAGGATCGCGGTAAGCGGCGCGCCGCCCAGTTTCACGTCGGTCGTGGATGCACTCACGCTACCGCCTCACGCGTCACTTCCTGAATGAGCGTCACATCGCCGTGCATGATGGTGATGATTTCGCCGGCGGCGGTCGTGAGTTGGAGGTCCCAGCTATAGTTCACGCCAGGCATGAGCGTCGTCTGGTCGTGGGGGAGCGAGAGCGACACCTGGCTGGGCGGCATCACCGTGCAGGTCATGGTGGCGGCCACGTCGGGCGCCTCATCGGCCACTCCGGCCCGGATCTGCGACTGCGCCGTGTAGCCCGTCAGGTCGGCCGGCGTCCCGTCGGCGTTGTATACGTTGACGGTCGCGGCCCAGTCATCGCCCTGGTAGATCTCGAGATCGACGACCTTCGGCATTTAGAAACAGCATACGCCAAAAAGATAGGCCCGATTCGCGTAATGCAAACCGGGCCCGGAGCAAAAGCCAGAAAGGTCGAAAAGCGATCGACGCCTCAATAATACGCGCGCGGCGGGGGCGGCGTCCACTCCTCCTCGGTCTCGTCCGACGCGGTCCGTATCCAATTGCCCTCCCTGAGCCGTAGGAGCCCCCAGACGGCCGCGTCGTGCACGTCGTCGGACTGGCCATAGGGGAAGGCCGCCATCTCCTCCACGACGTCCCTGGCCCATTTGCAGCGCAGTGGCGCCCAGACCATGCGCGAGCTAAACATGTCGGACACGGCGTTGGTGCGGGTCACCTTGTCCTTGCTGCGGTTCGGATTCGCTTCGTAGACCGGTATGCCGGCGCGCCACAGTTCCTGAATCAGCGGCGTGCCGGCGCTCATGCGCTCGACCACCAGGGTATCGGGCTTCCATTGGTCGTACAGCCTGCGGGCCCACTGCTTCAACTCGGGGAAGTCCACGCGGCGCACCCAGCAATCGAGCAGCAGTATGCCGGTCTCGAGCGGCCCGTCGGCCGTGCGCCGGCGCCGGAAGACGCCCCAGGTAACGCACGCCGACCGGTTGCTCGAGGTCTTCGCAGAGAAGGCCGTGTCCCAGGCCTGCACGATGAAGTCGAAGGTCGAGGGCGGGTTGGGGTCGGTCCAGTCCTGCCACCACTCGCGGCGAATGATGGCGCCCTCTTCGCTCGTGGGGTTCTGCTGGTAGTTCGCCATCCAGCGCGAGAGCGGCATGGTGTTACGGGTGGCCTCGAGCTCGGCCTTGCTCCAGAACTCCGGAAACAGCGGCTCGCCGGACGGCAGGATGGCGGGCAGTTGAATGAGCTCCCACTGCTCGCCGTGCTCCTCCTCGATCGCCTGGCGGAGTAGCTGCCCGGTGAGGTCCAACTGGCCCCAGCGAGTCATCACGACCAGGATGGCGGCGCCGGGCTGGAGCCGCTGCCGCGGGCCGGACAAGTACCAAGCCCAGGTCTTTTTGAAATCGACCTCCGAGTTTTCGATGACCGCCTGCTCGGAGTGCGGATCGTCGATGATCACCAGGTCGCCGCCGCGGCCGGCTGCGGCGCCGGTTTTGCCGATCGCGAAGTATTGGCCGCCTTTGTTCGTATTCCACCGGTAGGCCGCGCGCGCGTCCGGCGAGAGCGCCATGTCGGGGAACACGCTGCGGTAGTCGTCGGAGTTGATGAGGTTCCTCATCTCGCGGCCAAAGTCAAGAGCGAGCGATGCGGTATGCGAGCATTCGAGAACCTTCCTGTCCGGATGGCGCCCCAGATACCAGGCCGGAAAAAGCACACTTGTGAACTTGCTCTTGGTGGACCGCGGCGCGAGATTGATGATGCACCGCTTCAGTTCGCCCGCATCGATCCGCTCAAACACGTCCGACATGATCTGGTGGTGGCGCCCATAGACGAAATCGGGCCAGACGCGCCGCACGAAGGGCAGAAATTTATCACGTGCGCCCTGCGTGCGCTTCTTCGCAAGCTCGGCCTCGAGGGCCTTCAAGTCAGCGTTCTTGAGCCTCTCCTTGAGCCTGAAACGTTGTTCTGAGGTCATTTACAGTCAGATTACGTCAATCTGCATACACTCATACACGTAAGACGATTGAAATTGAGTGGTGAAACGTGGATAATTGCCCCGTAATGGCACAAGCCACTCGCCGCGGCCGGCCCCGTTTATACGAGCAGACGCACCACGTGCATCTGACCATGGACCGCGCCGCACACCAGTCGCTGGTCGGACCGATGCTCGAGGAGTTTAGGGACTCGCACCCCGAGGCAACGGCTAACGACTACTTTCGGTTTCTGCTCGATGACACCGTCCGCCGCTGGCGTGCCGCGGAGGCGGAGCGCAACGGAGCCGCTGCCAGGCTGCGCGCGAGAATGCGCCGCTTAGCAGAATCGGCCGCCGCGGCCGGGGACGACAAGATCGATGGCCACGTGCGGCGCCTGGCCGCGCTGGTCAAGCCGCAGCCGGCTGCATGAGGATCGGCTACCGCGGCCGGCGCTGGGTGTTCGTCGTCTACCTGCGTCGCTGCTCTTCGCTCGAGCTCTGGACGCCCTGGTTCGGCTTCGGGCTCGGGCTCGAGATCTGGGCCGAGCGGCGCCGCCAATTAACGCACCGAAATGCGTGTTAAAATACAAAATATGAATGTGTTTTGGAAGGTGATCTGCGCGGCGCTCCTGCTTATGGCCGCGTCGTGGGCTGCCCACGAGTTTTTGACCTATTCGCAGCGGACGACGATCGCCCTGGTCGGCCTGGTTATCTGGGCCGTGACCGCGGTGAACGCGCTATCCGGCCAGCGATCGTAGAATGGCTTCTCTGTCCGGCTGTTTCCGCAGCACCGGATGCATTCCGCCGCCGGCCTGAGCGATAGGCGGCTTCTGCTCCTCGTTCTCGTCCTTCTTCATCCCCGTAAGCTGCATGATGCGCGCCGCCATAGAGAGCCCCCGCGCGCTGCCGACCGGGACGCGTAAGCCCTCGGTGAACAGGCGCACGCCGGCCGTAGAGCGAAAAAGCTTCGATAGCGCCGCGCTGCCCAGCGTGAGCTTCAGGCCGGTGAGCGGATTGGTGAACCACGCTCCAATGCCGCCGGCCGCCAGCGTGATGAGGCCGGTGCCGCTCGGGTTGACGTTCTTCGCCAACTCCTTCCAGGCGAGCATCAGCTTATCTAGCTCTTCGACATGGCCCGAGCCGGGAAAGAGCAGTTTCTTCGTTTCGTCGCCGAGTTTGTGCCATTCGCTGAAGCGCGCATCGGGCCCCTTTTTTGCGTCGAATAGCTCCTCGAGGTAGGCCCGGCCGATCTTCGCCATCTCGCTCAAATTCAACTGGCCGGCGACGCGGCGAGTGAGCCCAATGCTGGCGTCGCGGTCGCGCGTCAGCCGGTTGAAGGTGCCGACGCCTTCCCGCGCCTCGGGCGCCTTGCCGGCGATCCTCTCGAGCACCCGCTCAGTAACGTAGCTCGCGTTGGTCGCGGCGCGCGCGTCCTGCAGGTGGCCCAGCACCTGCGCGCCCTTCGATAGAGCCCCGGGCGTGGGCGGACCGGCGACGGCCGCATCGATCGCATCCTGCAGCTTGGGGATGACGAATTTCGCCAGGCCCTGGCCGCGTCCCCGGCCGGCCTTGCGCGCCAGCCCCTTGATGGCGCCCAGCGCGTCCTCTGCGGCCGATGCAGAGATGACGTCCCCGCCGTTCATGAACGCTTCGACCGCCTGGATGCCCGGCGCGTATTGCGGCTGCGAGATATCGAGCCCGCCCTTGACCTTTTCGAAGATCGGCTTGAGCGTCTTTTTCAGCCCGCTCACATCCACCGGCAGGGCAATGTCTTCGAAGATCGGGATCTGGCGCAGGATGGGGGCTCCGGTCACGGGGTCCCAGCCGGTTACCGTGTCGTTGGTGCCGACCTGCACCTTTTTCAGGTTGGCCGGATCGGCTTCGTACTGGTGGAAAACATCGTAGTCCCGGCTGGCCGCCGCGCGCTGCGCCTTAACTCGGGATTCGAGCTTTCCCGCAATGTCTGTGCCGGCGGTCTCGGCCGTAAGGCGCTGCCCTGGAGCGGCCCGCTCGGTGAGTTCCTGCGCCCGGGCCTCGAGGTTCTTTTTGGTCAGCGCGTCGGCCGCCTCTTCGACAAAGCCGCCTCCCGGCATGACCCCGCTGGTCTTTTGGGTGAACTTGAGAAACTTGTTGTCGGTGGCGACCCCCACGTTGCCCGGCACGCGCGTTTCGGGCGAGCCCTCTTCCATCACATACTTCATCGCGTCGCGCAGTTCGGGCGTCGCGCGATTGAAGCCGGGAATGCGCGCAGTTACGCTTTCCGGCATGAGCCCCAGGGCCGAGGGAGCGATGAGCCCGGTGGCCTGACCCATGGCGCGCGCTACGTCTGGATCGTGGCCCGGCTCAACGACATTGCCGTACTTATCGAAGACCGGCGCCGCGGGGCTCCCCGTCTCCGCGGCCTCGACCGCGGCCGGGCCGACCATCGGGAAGTTGCCGAGCGTCTGCCCGGCGGCCTCCATGGCGTCGTACCATTGGCCCGTGCCCGCTGCGCGCTGCCAGGCTTCCTTAGTCTTCTCTGCCTGCTTTTGGTGGGCCTGCACTACCCCGTGCATCATGTCCACCGTGTCGGGCTCGAGTGTATGCTTGGCGCCGGCTGCGAACGCCATGAGGTCGCCGACGGCCTTGGCCATGTGGGGCAGCCCCTCGAGGGTCGTTTCCCAGAGGCCTTTGCCGTAGCGGCTCGCGGCGGATCCCTGCGGCTGAACGAAATCCGGCTGCTGGTTGGCGGTCGTGGCGGTATTGTTCAGCCCCGCGGCCTGCTGCGCTTTCCATCCCTTGGCCGCCTGGTCGAACATGTCGCCGGCCGGCGCAGGAAGAGCGGGCGAGGTCTGCGCCGGGCCGGCGCTGGGTTGAATGGGCGCCACTGCACCATTCGGATGCTGTTTGCGCCACTCTTCCGCAGCCTGGTCAAACATGTCCTGGGGCATCAGAATATCCATCCATGCTGCGAGGCCAGTCGGCGCGCCTCGTTGGGATCGCCCTCGGCCGCGTTGATAAACTGCCGTAGCGTGTTCTGGTCGAGCCGTTTGCCGCCGCCATCGGGCAGCGGCCCGTAGAGCACCGTGCGGCGCGCGTCAGTCGCCTCGGGCGTGAACAGTTGCAGCTTGCCCCGATGATAGGTGCCCTCGTCGTATTGGTGCTGCAAGGTGATGCGCTGCGAGTCGAGCAGGTGCAGCGTGTTCACGATATTGCTGCGCAACTGCTGGTCGCTCATCTTGTGGTCGAAGTCCGCGGCCGCGGCCATGCGCTCCACCTGGCCTCCGCCACTCGGAATGTAGGCCTTGGAGACTTCTTCGGAAACCTTCTTGCCGATCATGTCGAATGTCGAAGCGAGGTCGGATCCGGTCTGCAGGCCGAGCGAAACGGCGATCTTATTGAGCACCGGTAACTGGCCGTTGGCGAGTGCGCGCCGCGCCGTATCGAGCAGCGCCACATGCTCGAGCGACGTGGAGAGCGGGCCGGTCATCTGCGACTTCGCCCCCTGCGCGAAGCTATTCTCGGTGGCCTGCATGGTCTTATATTCCTGGTCCGCCCGTGCCCAACTGAAGCTCGGGTCGGCCTTCTGGGCGGCGCGCAGGATGCGCCGGCGCGTGTCCATGTCGCGGCCGAGGATCTCCTGGAACTGGGCCGGCACCAGGTCGTGGCTGACGACCTGTTTGGCGAGTCCGTCCACCTCTTCGTCGGTAAGCTGCGCGGCCTTGAGGCGCTTCTGCTCCTGAATCCGAAGCTGCTTCTGCTCCCACGTGGCCGGGTCGGTCTGCGCTTCGACCTGCAGTTCCGGATACTGGGCCAGTTGCTCGTAAATCGGCCGGCCGGGCTGGAGCTCGATGCCTTCGCGCTGCGCGATCGCCCGCGCCCGCGCCTCGCGATCGCTAGTGAGCGTCTTCTGGAAATTGGCGCGGGCCGTGACGACCGCCCGCTCGGCAGCCGCAAGTTCGGTCTGCTTGGCGCGCTGGTTGGCGCCAATCTCCTGCGCACCGAGAGTCGCTACCTTCTCGTCGTAGGCGTTCATCCGGTCCTGCAAGGTAGCGCCGGCCTTGAGGGCCTCGACGTAGTTGGCGCGCGCCGTCTGGCGCTGCTTCTCCATGGCCTGCATGGTGCTCATGCCGGCCTCGCCCAACTGCATCCCGAAATTGGGTGCATGCGAGGCCATCAGCGCGAACCCCATGTGCATCAGGATCTGCGAAATCGAGGGGTGCAGGTTCTCTTCGGCCTGCCGCTGCAATTGCGTGATGGCGTCCTGCAGGTGGCTGAAGTCCGGACGCTCGCCCATCAGGGTCTTGATGGCGGCCTTCGACCGCGCGATCTCATCGGTGGTCGGCGCGAGACCGGCTCTCAGCTTAGCCGCGTAGTCTTCCGCGGCCTGCACCTCAGGCGACACGTAAGCGCCCAGCCCCGAACGGGCGCCCGGCGGCTGCGCTGGAGGGGCGGCTTGCGCCTCCTCCTCGGCGGCGGCCGGCGCCGGCGGGCCGGTGTAGGGCAGTGGCCGCTGCGGTCCGAGGTCAGGCATACCCGGAATAGCCTGCTGGGGCATGCCATTGGGCCCTACGGGCGTCAGGGGCATGTCTTCCGGCGTCGTCCTGAGGAGAGCCTGCTGCGAGGCCTGCTGGCCCGCTGTAGGCCTCGCAAACGACGAGCTAGGGGCCAGGGCGCGCTGCGACGATAGCTGCCCCAGGATCTTCTTAACATAAGCCTGCGTCTCAGGGTAGGGCGGCACGCCGCCGAACCGCTGGACGGCTCCCTCGCCGGCGTTATAAGCAGCCAGCGCCTTCTCGGTGTCGCCGCCGTACTTGTCGATCAGGTCGCGCAGGTGCCGCATCCCGCCATCGATGTTCTGCCGCGGGTCGCGGGGATTAACGCCTAGATCCCGAGCCGTTCCCGGCATCAGTTGCATGGGCCCGATGGCGCCCTTGGGAGAAATGGCGCCAGCGCGAAAGCCGCTCTCCGTCCTGGCTACGGCCCGGCCGAGGCGCGGATCCATGCCGTAGCGCGCGCTGGCCGCATCCAGCAGGCCGGGGATATCGGCGTCGGTGTCGTCCGGATCATCCGGATCGTGGAGAGGCTCGCGATAGCCTCCGCCCTCCGCCATGGCCCGCGGCGGCATTCCCATATTGCCCGGAGGCATGGCGCCCGGCATGGGCGATCCCGGGGCGCCGCCTGGCATCGCTTTGGCCGGCGGCGCGGCTCCGGCCGGCGGGGGCGGGCCGGTAGGCTGGGGTGGCATCAACTGCTGGAGCGTGCCCCGCAGCGTGTCCTGCATGACGCTGCTCGTCGGCGGTTTTGCGCCATCGCCGCCGGCGCGCAGCAGTTTGCGGCGCTGGAGTTCGGCGAGCACCAGGTAGGCCGGCGCGGCGCCGGTAGGCTGCTGCACCTCCTTGGCCAGCCACTGGTCGGGGTAGGTCTTCAGGTCGTTGGCGACCGTGATGAGGTCAGGCATGCGGGCCTCCCTTCAGCGAGTTTAGAGTGGCCGCACGCCAACTGTCGATGAGGGGCCCGATCTGGCCGCCCTTCGCGCGAAGCAGAGGGTTAGTGTCCGGGTCTATTTGGGGGGCGACTGGTTTGACTTTAACGGGGCCCGCTTGCCAACCATACCCACCACCTTGATAGACCGGGCGGGCTGATCCGCGGGATCGGGCCAGAGCTCGCTCCTTAACTGATTCGCTAATCGGCCGTCGCCAGAGCCGATTTGCTCCAGCATTTTCAGTTCCCGCAGCTTCAGGTCCCGCAGACTCTCGTTGTAGTTGTTTGATGAGTTGTCCATAGTTTTCCTTGTTCGCGTTCAAGACGTCGTAGTGCTCCACCATCGCATGGCCGACGGCATCGTTCTGCTCCAACGTTTTGAGCGCCTTCTCCATGTCGGCCAGGGCGTTCACCTTGCCGTTGTGAATCAGGTCATTCAAAACCTGGGGATGGCTTATTCTAGCGACCATGGCTGGGTCGTGCACGTACTCCGGCATGTATATAAAACGCATACCAGCGTACTGCCCGGGCTTCATCCCTGGTCCGCCAAACAGCGTAAAGCCGCCGATGTTATCGGTCTGAATCTGGCTAATTACATTCCATGCGTCCTCACTCGAAAGAGGCTTCTTAAAATAGACGCTCAGACCTGGACGTGCGTATACGGCATTAGTACTGTCATCGGGGATTGTCCTGGCAATGAAGGCATCGTCCTGTTTGTGCTTCTGCGCCGCCTTGATGACCTCCTCTGTGACCTTGTTGACGGAAGCCTCGCCGGTCTCCGGCAGCGTCACCTCGAAATTGGAGGCAAAGACCGGCTTGCCGGCGTTGTCGCCGCCGGGCGCCGACCACATGCCGAGCGCGTGGCTGTTGACGATCGATTTGACGTTGGGGTCCGCGGCCGCCACCCGGTGCGCATCCTTCATCATGTCGATGGCATTTTGCGGTACGTCGGACATCTCAGGCTCGATGCCAGCCACGATGCGGCCCAGGCCCGACTCCTTGGCGGTCGCCGCCATGTCGCCGCCCTCGCCTATTCTGCTGGTCAGGCCGCGCTGCGTCCACATGTCCTTCTCGCGAAACCAGAGGAAGGCCTGTAGCTCATGCGGATCCATCCCCAGTTGCGCGGCGGCCTTGTCGAAGACCTTCTGGCCGAACATGAACTGACCGGTACTGCGAATGCCCTGCGCGTCGTTGATGACGCCCCCGGCTACGCCGCCCTCGGCCGGCTGCGGGATCGCCGGTGCATCGCCGTAGAGTTGGTGCCGAATGCGCTGAAGCATGCGCGCGGCCCAAACATCGACCGTCGCCAGGTCGCTCGAGCCCGCCATGTTTCCACTGTAGTTTTGCGTCTTGGGCGATGTCGGCTTGCCGCGGAAACGGTTGATCAGCGCGTCCATCACCTTCATGGTGTTCGCATTGAAATTCTTGTCGCCGTAGCGCAAGGCCCGCGGACCGGTGTACTTGTTGGGCTGGCCGCCGGCCTCCCGATACGCCTCGTACTGCTTGAGAACGTCGTCGTAGTCGCCCTTGGCGTTCCGCTCCAGCCCTTCGACGGCCTGCTTGAAATTCTCTGTGACCGGCGTCCGCGCGCTCGTGACGCCGAGCATGTCGGCGAACAGGTCGCCGGCCGAGCCATACATCCTGCGCAGAATGGTCCGCATGCGCGTGTACCACTGCTTCTGCTCGTTGATGCGCATGGCCGTGCGCTCATCGAGAGTGCGCACATCGGGCTCTTTGACGGAAGCCTCCTGGGCCTGCTGCTGGATGCCTCGCACCTCCTGGACGATGGCGTCCGCCATGTTTTGCGAAACCTGCTCGCCGGCCGGCGTCAAGGTGTCTGTCGTCCAGAGCTTCTGGCCGCGCACCGGGTCGTCGAAGGCGTACGGGATCTCTTTGTATTTGATTTCGTACGACGCCGGCTTCGGCTTCCCGCCCTCTCTGGTGGGCGGCCGCTCAGGCGTGAACTTGATGCCCTTCACCTCGAGCGGCTGAAACGGGAAATCGCCGCGGGTCGGGAACTGCGCTCGCTTGTCGCGGATATCCTGCTCTGCGGCCCGTTGCAGCCGGTTCATAGCCCTCTGATTCAGATCCGGAAGGTCACGCTGCAAGGCGTCCGAGATCATCTGCCGTTCTGGTGCGTAGACCCGCGAAAGGTTCGCTAGCTGGCGCTCGCCGCGGCGCCCTTCCTCGGCCGCTTGAAACACATCGATCGGTGCGCCGGCGGGTGCGGCCGCGGGCGGTTTCGGTCCGGCCGCCTGCTCGGCCCAGAACTGCGGCAATGCCTCCGGCGCGACGCCGGCCGCCTGATCCGCCATAGCCTTCGCCTCTTCGAAGTTCTTGACGGTAGGCTGGCTGCCCGGGAAGTCCCTCGTCATCTGGCTCAACCACTGCGGATATTCGCCGATTCCCTGCATGATGTACTGGGCGCCCTTAACGGCCTTAGCGGCGCCCCAGGTAGCCATGTCGCCGAGGTTCTCGCCGCCCGGGATGCCACTGTGGAGTTGCGAGCCGCTGAAGGCCCCGCTCTCACGCATTCGCTCGGACGCCCTGGAGGCCGCCCGGTCCGGGTCGGTAAAAATCTGGCCCAGCCCACCGGGCTTTGCCGGTGGCTCGGTAGGGACGTCCGCGAGACCGCCCGGCTCGCGAAGTATCGTGGTTGGTTCCGGGATGGGATGCAGGGCGCCGCTGACCGCGGCCGGCAAAAGCATCCCCAAGCCGTGGCCGGTGGCCTTGGCGTACTCACCTTTATCAACGTCCTGGGCCACCTGCTGCGCACCGGCGCCAAACATCGGCACCGCACCGGCGCCGTGGTAGAACGTACCCGGAATATCGCCGCGCCTCATGGCTTCCCCGGTCTGCCCGAGTTCACCCCATACGCGCGACGGCTCGTTGACCAGCCCCAGACCCAGGTTCTTCACGGTATCGAGCCCGCGCTGCATCTCGCCGGGGTCCGGCACGCGACCGCTCCAGGGGGTAGCAGCGACGATATCGCCAAGCTGCTTGAGCATGCTCGAGTCGGCGAAGGACCGCCAGAGGTCTTTCGCCGAACTCGCGAGCCCGCCTCCCTCTGCCATGCGAACCGCTCCGCCGTGCGCATACCGCTCCGCCGTGGATCCGCCATTGCTGTACAGGCCGCCCTTCGCAAACGGCTTCCAGCCGAGGCTCCCCATGGTGCCGGCGGCGCCCATCAGCCCACCCATGAGTTGTCCGAAGATCGAGCCCTGCGGCGCCTGAATAGTCGTGTTCTGCGTGCCGTTGCTCGACGTCGTGTAGGGCAACGGCATCATGTTCTGCAATTGCGCGAGGTAGGCCAGCGCCTGCATGGGCATCGTCAGATTTTGCATCTGATTCTGGTACGCCACGTCCGCATTCTGCTGCGCCATGCCCTGCTGTGACTGGGCCGCCTGGGCCATCGCCGCCAGGCCCTGCAGGCCGGCCATATAGTTGTTTAACTGCATGCTGCCGAGGCCCTGACCAATCTGGTTCATTTGCCCCGTCATCTGCAGGTTGAGCCCCTGCTGCTGCTGCCGCGCCTGCTGCTGCTGGATCGCCTGCTGCAATCCAAGCTGCTGGCCCTGCATGCCGAGATTCTGCGTCTGGAGCGCGCCCTGCAGGTTGCCCTGGTACTGCATCCCGAGCCCCTGCATCTGCGCGGCCTGATTCGCGAGCGCGCCCTGGAAGCCCATCTGCTGGGCCGCCAGCCCGGACTGCAGGCCCGCCTGCTGGTTGGCAAGCTGGGCCTGCATTCCGTAGCCGGCATTGGCCAGGCCGGCCTGGAGACCAGACTGCTGGTTGGCGAGCGATGCCTGGAGAGCTTGGCCGGCCTGGAACTCTTGAGCCTGCTGGTTGGCGAGCGCCGCCTGCAGGCCCGTCTGCTGGTTGGCGAGTTGCGCCTGCATGCCGAGTTGCGCCCCGAGGCCCTGGGTTTGGAGCAGGGCCCCGAGGTTCTGCTGGCCAACCGTCAACCCCGCTTGCTGGTTGGCGAGGTTGGCCTGCAGTCCCGTCTGCGCGCCCAGCCCTTGGGTTTGCAAGAACGAGGAGAGGTTCTGCACGTTGGCCTGCTGCTGCGCCTGCTGGTTGGCGAGCGCGGCCTGTAAGCCGGTCCCGATGTTGAATTGCTGCGCCTGCTGGGACAACGCCTGCTGCTGGTTGAATTGCTGCTGGGCCTGCGTGTAGGCGTCCTGCAGTCCCTTGGCCTGGATGTTCGCCAGGTTCAACTGCAGATCGCGCGCGCCGGTGGCCTCGGTTACCGCCTGCCGCGAACCGCCGTAGGCGCCGGCCGCGACTGCCTGCGATCGCTGCGTCTGTAGCTGCTGGTTGTAGTCCTCGACCGCTTTCTGCTTCTGAACATCCACCACCTGCTGCGCGTAGGGCGTCATGAACGACGACGCCGTGCCCGGGTCGGTCCAGGATTGCGTGGTGGCCTGCGCTTCGGGCGCCACGTTGGCGGCCGCCTGCATCTGAAAGTCTTTCAGGTTCGGCGCCGAGACCATCTGCGCCGGGCCCATCTGATACTGCTGGAGGTTCGGCCCCGAGACCTGCATCAACCCCGTGATGGGGTTCACCATTCCGGTGGGCGCCGAGACCCGCTCCGACTGCACTGCGGTCGGCGCCGACACTTGCATCGGATTGTATTGGTAGCTCGACGCGAGACCGGAGACCGACGGCATGCCGCCGGCGAAGGGATTGTCGAAGCTCAACGCCTGCGGCCCGAACTGCTGGTTGAAACTGATCGTGTTCGGATCGACCCCCATGGCGCCGACCGTGCCCATCAGATTGCGGAAGAATTCACCCAGCCCGCTCTGGTCGGGCGCGTTGCCCATGGCGCCGGCCTGCGACCAGTAGTTGTTCGTCAACTGCGTCGGATCGGCAACCGAGGCCTGCGGCCCCATGTTGTTGACAAGGCCTTGGTCGCCGGTGACCATCCCCTGCGCCGTGCCGAGGATCTGCCGCCACATGTCCATCAGACCGGAGTCCGGCGTGTAGGTGTTGGTCTGATTCGAAGTGGTGTTCTGCTGACCTGGTGTGCTAGAGAATAGGCCCATTGGTCGCTCTCATCGAGCGATCAAGCAGTGGCGGAAAGTAAGTGACCGACATGAAGCGCCCCCGGATCGCTGCGCAAGGTAACGGGCATTGCCCACGGGGAGCCGAGGTCATGGCGCCAGCCTTTGCGCAGCGAGACCTCCAACTGTTTTGCGCCACGCGCGGTCGCGTAGCTCTCGATGACTTTGACGAAGTCGGCCGCCCACCTGCGAATAGAGCGCGCCGCGGCCATCTGCAGGACGACCGTATGCGGCTCGCGGAAATGCACCAGCATGATCGCGAGGCAAAAGTGGGGACCGCCGAACTCGCCCCGGTCGGGCGGCTCGGTGTCCCATACGAGCCAGAGGTCAATCTGCCCCAGGAGCCAGACGCGCTTGAGGTCCTCGAGTTGCGTCATGTGATGACGACGGATCTGGTCCTGGCGCCATAGACGCCGTATCTCGCGCCAGTAAGGCTCGAGCCCGCCGGCGGGAGGGCGAAAGATCCGGATCATCTTGTCTTACACGATACACCACGGCGCGGTAGGCGTAGTACAATCTGCGCATGAGCACCACCACCGAAGCCCCGCCCCGAAAGAGGAACTCCGAACCGGTCGAGCCGCCACCCGTCCACCATCACGCCAAAGGCGGCGCCTCGGAAGCAAAGGCCAACGAAGCACCCGCAGCGGCGGCGACCGCGGCGGCACCGGTCGTCACTCCGTTCGCTAACCCGCCGGCGTCCCCGGTAGCGTCTCCGACGGGCGCCAGGAAAGCCGTCCACTTTGCCGGCCCGGTAGTGTCGGGGCACAAGACTTATCTGCAGGGCCAGGCCGTGCTCTGCATGCGCTTCGATGTGGACAAGTCGACCGGCAACTTTACCGGCGGCACCGCGGCCGCACCCGGCACGAGCTTCCTGCTGGATACCGGAGTGATTCTGTGGAAGACCATCACGAGCGTGACGCAGGCCTTCGATGGCACCACCCCGAAGGTGAACATCGGTACGACCTCGGGCGGCTCGGAGATTGCCTCAATCGCGCTCGGCACCGCCGGCGCTCCGGCCGAAGCGGCGGCGCTGGCGGCACCGACGGCCGGGACCACGCTTTACGTGTCGCTCACCGGTGGTCCGTTTACGACCGGCCACGCATCGGTCGTGCTGCTGTTTATCGGACCCGCGGCGCTACCCTGGAATTGATATGGGGATAGACGCTACCGACAAGCTGGTGCTGGAAAGGATCGACACGGCCTTTGAGCATGTCCCGGTACCGGCCGAGAAGCAGGACCGATACCAGAAGCTGCACGAGGCCGCCAGGGAGATGGCGCGCGGGATCGTAGACCTCTGCCAGGACTCGATGGAACGCTCGAGCGCCCTGCAGGCCCTCGAGCAGTCGATTCTGTGGACGGACGCTGCGCTGCGCCGCGCTGCCTAGAGCGGATCCACTCCGGCCCGCCGCAGCCGGCACACCACGCCCCAGATATCCTCCGCGGAGGCGGCCGCTTCGGCGGCGGCTTTGATATCGGACACATCGATCTTGAATTGTGCCCAGTACGGCGTGCACCAACCGGCCAGGTAGTGACCGATCAGGCCGACGTCGGCCGCGACGAGCGGCTCGTATAGAAGCAGGCGCGAGACGGCGAAGGCCAGCGGCAGGTAGTGCTGGTGCTGCCAGTAGACTGGCGTCGCCGGCCGCACGGGGCGCGCCGCGGTCATTGAATCGTCTCCTCCTGCTTAGCATACTCACCCCGATCGACCCGCTTCTGCAGGTCGGCGAGGAGGTTCTTCAGGTTCAGTTCAAAGGAGGAATTGTGGCCCAGCACCCAGCACAGCATGTCGAGTGATGCGGACAGCAAAGGAAAAGCGGGATGGCGAGAGAGAGGCGGGCACTCGGCCAGGCTTTCCAGGGAATCGTGCGCCGACTGGATCTCGTCGCGGGTGCGCATGGTGGCCCCCCGCATCTCCCTGATCTCATCGGCGAGCACCTTGAGGGCAACGTATGTGCCGGGCCACTCCTCCTCGTAGAGTTCCTTCCAGATGCCGATCAGCGTCCGCCTCGCCAGCGCGTCGAGCGGCTCGGCTTGAAATAGCTTCTCCATCGTCGGCCTCCTTTTCTGGCGGGGAGCCGGCCCGGGGCGGACCTCCCCCGGTCTTACCGGGCCGGCTTTTTATTTCCCCGTGCTCGTCATATCCCTCGCCGCTGTAGATCCGCCGTGTGCATCACAAGGTCGTGGCGCAGGCGGCGCCAGTACTCGATCTCATCGACCGGCACGGGCTTGCCTTCAACGAGGTCGGTGAAGGCCCCCATGATGGCGACGGCGCCGGCGTAAAACGTCTGGCGGTGCTCTTCGATTTGATCCGGCTTAACGACCTTCGGCAGGCACTCCGCGAGCCAGCTTTTCCAGAGCTCGCGGACGGTCGGACGTTGAGCCGGACGGATCACGCGGCACGCTCCTCCTGGTTCCGGCGCCGCGTGGCCCAAGACTTGAGTGCACGGGCCGTCCACTCCGCCTGGGTACGCCCGACGTGGACCGGGCAACTCATTTCAAAGGGGATAGGCAGCCGAGAAATGTACTGGCTGTCAATACTGCCAGTACGTTTCTGCGCTGATGATACCGGCACCGGAACCTTGCCCGAAATGACCGCCGTTCCACCCTTGTAGACGACTTTCAGGTCCATCAGCGCCTCGAGGATCGGCCGCCGCTCGGCGTAGGTTTCCGGCTTCTCGCTGGTTTGGATCTCGCGCAGCGCGGCTTCTACCGCCTGCTTCGATGGAAGCGTCATCACCTTGCCGGCGGCCTTCAGTTCCCGCTCGATCTCGGCAATGCGGTCCTGCAGTCTCTTCTGCTCGAGCTTGCCTTCGGCGACTGAGTACATGTGAGCCCGCGTCATCTCAACCACGCGGCGCTGGTCTTCCGCCAGGCGCCTGGCCTCCTTCTCGAGCTTCTCTATACCCTTGGCGCCGGGAAGGGTCAGCGAGTCGTAATATTTTCGCCCCACCTTGAGCAGGCGATCGGCATCCGTCAGGATCGGCCAGAGGCATTCAAATACCGCGTCGTCGAACGACTCCATCTGTACGCTCGGCTCTGCGCAAATGTACCTCTTCGGCGGAAAATTGGTCGTATACCCGCAGCGATAGAACCGGCCGCCGCCGCCCGATTTCACCCCGCGATATCGATGGTCGCAGTGCGCGCACCAAAGAAAATTGCGCAGCAGGTAGGTGTCGCTCGGCCTTCCGATCCACTGGCGGTCGCCGTTCACCTCCTGGCACTTGTTCCAGAGATCGTCATCGATCCACTTCGGGCATGGGATGACCTCACCGGTCTTGCTGATGAAGCGGCCGTTGTAAACCGTATGCTCGACCATCTGAATGAGCGTCTGCCGGCTCCACTTCCCGCCCCGCTCCGACGGGATGCCTTCCAGGTTCAGGGCGGCCGCGATCTTGTAAAACGGCGTGGGTAGAGACCGCTCCAAAAAGACGCGGCTCACGACCTCCAGCTTGAACGGATCGCCGAGCTCGAAAAACTGGCCGCACTTTTCGGGCTCGATCTCGCGCACCGGATGGGTGGCGCAGGTGTCCCGATTCCAGGGGTGCTTGGGGATGTACCGGTAGCCGTATGGCGGCTTGGCTTCCACGATGCGGCCCTCGGCAAACTTCTCCGCCTTACCGTCCATCGAACGCTGGCGGATCTTGCGCCACTCTGAGCCGGCGTGCGAAAACGCCGCGGAACACTTCTCGTAGCCTTCGTCGTCGGCCGGATCGACGTAGCCTTCGCGAACCACCCACATGGCCTTGCCCGTCTCTACAAAGTCGTCGAGCATGATCCATGGCTTGTACCGCTTACCCGGCCGAAACAGACGATCGAGAGACGAGAGGCCGATGCCATCGATCTCCGGCAGCTTTAAGCTCTCGAGCACTTCCCGCACCTGCTTGTCGTCGAGCGTTGCCGTGCCGCTGACGCCCTGAAGCTCAAGAATTCGCACAATGTTGATGCCCGGAAATTTCTTCCGCAGCCGCTCCATGTCCGTCCGCTGCCGGGCTACGTCCTGGCGGTCGCCGCTCACCCGAATCAGAAATATGATGTTCGGATTCTGCTTCATCACGCGCACCTCTTTTCCGCGCGGTTGCGCTGCGTACGCCCTTCAGAATCGCGGCGAACAGGTTTACGGCCGCTTGGTCGTTCTGCACCTCCTCGAGGCGCGCGCTGACCTTGACCGGTGGCTTTTGGCGCCGGCTCATTGGCGATCGCCTCGAGTTGATCGATGCGCGCCCTGAGTGTCGCCGTAGACCGGCTGACCAGCATGCGCAACGCCTCGTCGGCGTCCGCGGTGAGCGAGTTCTCCTGGATTACCTTGCCGTTTGCGTCGCGGTAGACCAGCCACCATACGGCGCCGCGGAACTGAATGCTTCCGCTCCCGTACGGCAGGCTGCGCTTCTGCCGGATCGCTTGTTGTCTTGTCATAGGTCAAGGTTAACATAGAGTGTATTAAGAACGCAAGCGGCCCCCGCCCGTTCATCCATCTTTCCGCTCTCCGTTCACCAGGGCTTGCGGCCGCCCGCGATCGATCATCACATAGCCGTGCTCCTGAATAAATTGCTCGAGGCCCTCCAGGTTGCCGCCGAAGGTCGTGTTGTGCCCGTGCCCGAGCAGCCAGCACAGCACATCGGCGTTGGCCATCATGTCGGACATTACCCGGGGGTCATCGTCCGGCCCAAGGACCTCGTGCCGCGTCTCTGTATCGAGGATCAGAGCGACCAGAACATCGTGCGCGCGCTGGACCTCGTCAGCAGTGCGGACAATCCGCGACTGCCCTATTGCGACCTGCAGGTGGTCCATGCTCACCCCACCAGCAACGCCAGCGCCATGCAGAACAGGCCGGCCGACTCGAGCCGCTTGGCTGGCGGGGGCTCGAGCACCGCGCCCAGTAGGAACAGGACCGCGGCGAATATCAGCAAAATCGCTCTTAAACTCGGCATCTTCATCTCTCCCTCCCCCAAAGGAGCCGGCCAACCCCAGCGCCGGCTCCTCGTGCTTGCGGGACGTTACTTCCTCATGCCGCTGCGGGCCGACGGTCCTCCCGGCGACGGCGGTCCCTGCGGTCCTTGCGTGAACGTGATGTCCCCGGCCACCGCCTGTCCCTTGATCGTCGTAATGTCGATAATCGCGGTGACAGTCTGCACGCCCGATCCGAGATCGGCATCCGCCGTCGCATGGACCGAGGCCGTACCTACCGGCCCTGGCGCGTAGGCATTTGCGATTTGCGGATTCCCGGCGGCGGCTGTAACTTCCACGACTGTGGGATCGGTCGAATCCCACGCGGTCGGACCATCGACCTGGACGGTATTGCCGCCAGCATCCCGCCATTCGACCGATAAGGTCGCCAGCGTCCCGACCGGCATGGTCGCGCTCGAATGTTGCGAAACTGCCTTTCCTGTTGCTTGTTGTGGCATCTGTATACTCACTCCTGTAAATGAGAATTGATCTGCTGTTATGGTGATAGCGGCAACCTGCGGTTGCTGCTGCTGCTGGTGCACTACGACCAGCGGCGTGTCGAAGCTGATCGCTAGTTTGTCCGTGAGTCCCTCCTTACGTACCCGGATAGCTGCTGGGCGATGGCATAGAGCGGATCGCCTTCGGGCGCGGCCACCTGCAGGTGCCCGCCGCGCTCATAGATCGCACAGTAATGCCTATGGAATTCGATTACGACTGGAGCAACCGTTCCAGTTCCTTCTCCGTCCGCTGCTCGCCGCAGATGGCGCATTCCCACCAGCTTTGGAAGCATCTCTCGTATGGGCCGCAATCGAGGCCATGCGTTTCTGTCCATTCGTGCTCCTTCAGGACCAGATGTTCCAGGCAGTTGTGCGCTACTTGCCCGGCGTCATGCTCCTCGGCCGGCAACTACTCGCCCTCAGCCGCGAGGACGCCGCCGTTGGCCCGCGGCGCCGGCGCCGATGATCGCCGGCGCCTCCTACCTCGCCCTAAAGGGCCCGTCTCCGGCTCCTCCCCGAGCGTGACTCCCAGCAGCTTCCCCATCACGTCCGACACCGATTCGCCGTTTACGCTCGAAATCAACTCAGCGCCGCGAATCAGCTTCACCATTTGTCGCCTGGTCAGTCTCTGTTGTACTGGCATCGTCGAATTCTCCTCTCAGAACTTTGTCGAGCCGCATGCGGCACAAGACGCAGACCTCCGGAGGGAAGGCCTCCATGCGCAAATTGAGAGTCCCGCCATCCACGAGCTTGGTGCCGCAATAGGCAAGCTCCGGCCGGCCGATCATCCCTACGTGCCGGCGCTTCTTTCGATCGAGAGGGAGCATCATCACCGGATCGTCCGCGAGCCAACGCGCCTGCAGGCGGTATGCCTCGGTCCACCAGTCGCGGCTCAAGCACCGCAGGCAGACCGAGCCCAACGAGGTGGTCGTGCCGCCGCAGCGCGTGCAGCGATGCTCCTTCGCATGAAACTCCACTCTCTTCCCGCGGAGTTCGATCCCGTCATCAGTCATTGGCCGACCCGTTCTGCCCTACGGCTACCTCCGGCATAATGTAGCCGCGCTCGGCCATCACCTCGAGCACCAGGTGCTCGGGAATGCGCATCGAGGCGCGTCGCTTGTCGCTGAATCGCAGCACGCCGTCGCGGCCGCGGAAGGTGTTCCGCACCAGGCTCTTCGACACGCGCCACCGGTCCGCGATCTCGGAAATGGAGTACAGTTGCTCGACCATTGCCATTGCGTTTATCTCATGTTTTTGATTCGCGTAATGACAATGTCGATACTGACGCCGATTGCTGCAAGTGTCAACCGAAATATACGGCGCCACGTTCCTAATCGCACGAAACATCCGTATTACGCGAAACCGAAAAAAACGTAAGATGGAGTCACTGTGATCGATCGGCCGTTGATTACACCAGACAGCAATGGGGTAGGCCCCATGGCTCTAGACCTGGCCTATACGGACGGCGCCACCAGCCGGCCGCTCGATGATGGCGGCTACGAGGTCATGCTGACCGGCGCCGCGCCCAAGCCGCCGGCCATCGAAGACGCCCCGCACAACGCAAACCTCGCCGAGTACCTGCCGGCAAGCACGCTGCAATCGATCGCGAGCGACCTGCGCGCCGCCGTCGAAGACGACCTGCTCAGCCGCAAGGACTGGGAAGACGCGCTCGCCAAGGGCATGGACCTGCTCGGCATCAAGATTGAGGACCGGTCCGAGCCCTGGAAAGGAGCCTGCGGCGTAGTGCAGCCCATGATCCTCGAGGCCGCGGTCCGGTTCCAGTCGAAGGCCTCGACGCGCCTGTTCCCGGCCGAGGGGCCGGCCAACGTCAAGACCATCGGCGAGACCGACGAGCGGAAGCTTCAGCAGGCCAAGCGCGTCGCGACCGACCTGAACTACTGGCTCACCGAGCGCATGCCGGAGTACCGCGACGAGACCGACCAGCTTTTATTCGCGCTACCGGTGGACGGCTCGGCGTTCAAGAAGATTTACTTCGACACTTTATTGAAGCGGCCCGTAGCGCAGTTCGTCCCCGCGAGCGACTTCATCATGCCGTATGGGTTTCCGAACCTCGAGACCTGCCCGCGCTACACGCACGTGATGAAGAAGCCGCTCAACCAGATCCTGGTCCTGCAGAACACCGGCTTCTATCGCGACATTCCCATCAACCGTTCGCCCATTCAGGTGGACCGCATCGAAGAGAAGGTCATCAAGCTGAGCGGGCTCGAGCCAAGCTACACGCAGCAAGAGCTCGTGCCGCTGTGGGAGATTCACGCCGACCTCGCGATCGAAGGGGACCGCGATCACATGTCGCCCTATGTGATCACGATGGAGCGCGATAGCTCGGACATTCTCTCCATCTATCGCAACTGGCGCGAAGGCGACGAAGACAAGCGCAAGGTTCAGAGCTTCATCCACTACCGGTACGTACCGTGGCGCGGCGCCTACGGGCTCGGGCTCATCCACCTGATCGGCGGCATCGCGAAGGGCTCGACCTCGATCCTGCGGCAGCTTGTGGATGCCGGAACGCTGGCCAACCTGCCGGGCGGCCTGAAGTCGCGGCAGTTGCGGATCAAGGGCGATAACGATCCGATCCGCCCGGGCGAGTGGCGCGACGCCGACGTGCCGGCCGGCAAGATCGCCGACAGCGTTTACTCGCTGCCCTATAAGGAACCCTCGAGCGTCCTGTTTCAACTGCTGGAAGTGCTCGTCGACCAGGGCAAATCGTTCGCCTCGATCGGGGACCTTGACCTGAGCTCCGCCACCCAGAACGCGCCCGTGGGCACCATGCTCGCCCTGATCGAGCGTGCCACCGAGGTGGTCGCCGCGGTCTACACCCGCACCCATACGGCGCTCGGCCGCGAGCTTGCCCTGGTGGCTGAGATCGTCCGCGATCACACCGGGGGCGAGTACGACTACCGGCCGGCCGGCAACGTGCCGCCGTCGGCCAAGACGCAGGACTACGAGCAGCTAATCTCGATCGTACCGGTAAGCGATCCCGCGGCGTCCACCATGGCGCAGCGCGTGATGGTCTACCAGAGTGCGTTGCAGCTATCGGCGCAGGCGCCGCAACTGTATAACCTGCCGTTGCTGCACCGAAGCATGCTCGAGGTGCTGGGCGTCGATAACGCCGATGAGATCGTGCCGGACAAGACGGCGGTCGAGCCGGCGGACCCGGTCTCAGAAAACATGGCGCTGCTCACGTCGAAACCCGTCAAGGCGTACGAGTGGCAGGATCACAAGTCGCATCTCGCTGTGCACCAGGCGTTCTCCGACGATCCGAAGGTCCAGCAAGCCATGCAGCAGAACCCGCTGATGGCCTCGATCGCGCAGGCCGGCGCCGCGCACATTGCCGAGCACGTGGCGTTTCTCTATCGCCAGGAGATGGAGACCCAGATGGGCGTGCCGCTGCCGCCGCTCGCAAGCCACCTGCCGCCCGAAGTGGAGCACCAGCTAAGCAACCTGCTGGCTCAGGCCGCGCAGAAGGTCCTGCAGGCCAACCAGGCCGAGGCACAACAAAAGAAAAATCAGCAGGCGCAGCAGGACCCGGTCGTGCAGCAGGCCGAGAAGGAACTGCAGTTGAAGGCCCAGGCGCAGCAGGAGAAGGCGCAGACCGACAAAGCCAAGCTCGCGCTCGAGGGGCAGCGGCTGATGGTCAAAGCGCAGGCCGACCAGGCCAAGCTCGCGTCGCAGGAACGCATGCATTCAGAAACCGTGCAGGCGGAGAACCTCCGCCATCACGTCAGCGAGCAGGCCGAGACGCACCGCACCGTGACCAAAGAGCAGGCCGCGAACCTGCGCCACCTGGGCGACACGGCCGCGCGTCATGCCGAGCTTGCTGGAAGCCTGGTGCCCGAGCCCGAGCCGCCGGCGCCGCCTGCCGAGCCCCCGCTCGAATAGAAAAGGCCCGCTCCGAAGAACGGGCCCTTTAGCACTGACTTACCAAACAACCGAACAAGACAACACTGCTTCTATTCTAACCCCCGCCGCCGGCCGAGCCGAAGATGCCGAGCGGATCCGACCAGCCGAAGCTGTACCGCTCGCGTGCCTTGTAGCGAAGATTCCCCGTGTCGAAGTCGGGATCGTTGTTGGTTTTGAGCGGCGTGCGCTGAAACATCTTGAGCCCGTTCGGCACATCCGTCACGAGATACCACGCCTTCGGATCGGTGATCCAATGGTTGACGAACCAGCCTTCCGGAATCGTTCCATTGTTGTAGAGGGCGTTGATATCGTTGTCCGCGGTGCCCGGGCGATACTGCGAACGCAGCAGGCGGGTAGCGGTGAACACGAGCGACGCCGGCACAATCAACTTGCGCGGCTTGGCGGCGATGAGCAGCCCGCGGTCATCGACCCAGCCGGCGATCTGCGTGGTGGCGTTTTCGAGCGCCGTCTCGTTCAGATCGGCCGAGGTGGCACTCGTATTGCTGTTGACTGTGCCAGCGAGGGCCAGCGGATGGTTGATGCTGCACAGGGGCTGGCCGTCGCCACCGTTGAACGAGCCGGAGAAGGCATTATTCAAGACGGCAGCGCCCTTGGTTTGTTTCGTGTACGCCATGCTCCTCGCGAGCGCCTTGGTATAGCGCGCGGAAAGCGAATCGTACAGGTTGTCTTCGAAGGCTTCTTCCGTCAAGGCGAAGCCGATCGCAATCGTCTCGTGGGTGTAGCGCGCTGTGTAGGTCTCCTGGGCCTCGTCGTACGTAACCGCGGCACCTTCGGCCTTCACCGGGGCGGGGCCAAAGCCCGTGATCTTGGCCTCTTCCTCAAAACTGCGCTCTGAGGACTCGACCGCGAACACATCCTTGTGCTCTTCCGGATAGCGTTTATACTCGATCCCGAACAACGCGTTCAGGCCGGGCACCAACTCTTTGAGTAATTGTGCTCTGGAAATAGCCATAGCGTTGCTCCTATAGGCCCTGGCTCACTGCGTAACGATGGACACCGGGTGCCCAGATTACCAGCAAGTCGGTGAATGGATCGCCAGGCTGCGAGCTCATGCCAGGAGCCGGGCTGGGGGTGTAGACGAAATCGTAGATGCGCACCGCACCTACGGCCGTGCCAACGGTAGCGGTGTCCACGACACAGACCGAATTCTTGATCTGCGCGTTGCCACCATGGAAGCCGGTCAGGCCGGCGTTCATGCCGATCTTATCGACCGTCACGATGCCGTTTGCCTGGATCTGCATCACCGCGCTCGGTGAATCGAAAACCTTGATCTGGATATTCGTGTAGCCCAACCCCGCGGCGTTAGCCGGCAGAAATTGGTCGTTCACGAAACCCATCTTCGGATCCTGGTAGCTGCAACCCATAAAAATCCCGATCGGGTTGTTGGCAGTCGCAGCAGCCAGGTAAGTGGCGGGCGGCACCGGACTGGCCGTCAGCGCAACGGGGTTACCGCCGCTGAGGCCTAACGGGTCGCCAAAGTAAAACGCGTACGTGTTGGTAACGTTGAGCGGGATCGTATGGATGCCGCCGGAGAACGGAACGTCCCCGAGCATCTTTGCAATACGGAACCCGTATGGCCCTGCCTTTTGAGCCATTGGCGCTCCTATTTCGTGGTTGAGGTCGGGGAGAGGCTAGGCGCCGCGCTCGCGACGCGCGTCAGGGCCGAAGCCGACCGAAGTTTTGGAGTCCCGAGTCACCCTCGATAAGCGCGGATCAGTCTCGCGGTCAAGCTGATCATTCACCGCCTGCATCTGACGTCGCGTTAGCTGGTCATAGTAGTCGGCGCGCTGCTTCATGAGTAGTGCGGGCGCGGAACACAATAGCAGGCCGCCAATCTCGACGTTCTCGGGCCATCGAGAGTTCTTGTCGGGATGGAAGTCCAGTTCGGGATAGTCAACGGCGCGAACTGGCTCCCAGCCTTCCTGGAAGCTGTTAGAGATGTTTCCGGGATCGGCCGCGCCCATCGCCGATACTCGGACCCAGCGGAAACAGAGACCTGGCCGCGGGTGCGGATCGGGTAGCGTGGTGGGAGGTTTCCATGTCAACGGCCGTGCCGCTGCGGCGCGCGTTTCCTGCTCGCGCGGCGTGCGTTCATTGGGCGTGCTCATGATACCCTCCTCCGTTCCTCCTGCTCTTCTTTCACGAGTTGCAGAGCGTACTGCTCCGGTGTCAGCCCGAGCGTCTTGGCGATGCGCACCTGGGATTCGGTAAGCCGAACGATCCGTTTGCCATCGGCAGAGGCCGGGCTGCCATTCGGAGCACTGGCGCTCCGCGTACCGCCGGTGACCGCCACCGGACGGGGACGCGCCTGGCCTTCGGGCCGGGCGTCACCAAACTTGTCGGGGTACTGCCTTGCAAGGCGCTCATCGATGGTGCGCCAATAGAGATCCGGATTCGACTCCTCGGTGATACCGTCGATCGCCAGATGATGGTGCTGGCGCATCGCGAAGCTGGTCATCTCCTGATCCTTGCCCCACCACGGGTGCGCCGCCACCCAGGCCTGCGTCCGCGCGCTGCCACCCTGCTGCTGTGGCATCGGGCCGGGCGGCTGCTCCTGCGGCTGCGCCTGCTCACCGGCCACCGGCTTCAAAAGCTTCAGCCGATCGACCTCCGCGGCCGAGCGCGCCATCTCTTCCTGGGCGTCAACGATCTCGTTGACGTCGTTGGCGCCGTGCGCCTGCCGCAGCCGATTCTTCGCGCCATCCAGTTGCGTCTCCGCACGCCGCAGCGCCTGATCGATCAGCGCCGATTCAGACCGGCTGTTGCTCTGCCGTAGCTGCTGGTTCTCGCGGTAGAGTTGCTCGGCGAGCGTCGAGGCCGTAGCTGCGTCCTTCGACCACTGCTCGGCGCGCCGGCGCTGCTCCTGGTAGGCCTGGCGCAGGGACCTGACGGCCTTCTTCGCCGCAGCATCCGCGCGCGCAATCTCGTCGTCGGTGGTCGCAGTGAGCTTGCCGAGCTCATCATCGGAGATGGCCGGCTTGCCGCCCTTCTCGGGCTCGACCTCAACGGTGACGCCTGAGTCGGCCGGCAGCGCAACCTCGGCGCCTTCCGGCGCGGCCGCTTCGTGTGCCTGGAGATGTTCGTCAGGCATTATCGACCTACCCTTTCCACCCGCAAGCCGTCGCGCATGACGGCCTCTACGGTGTCGTCGTTGATCAGTGCATATACAAACGGATAGCCGGCGCGCGTAAATCGCGTGCCGGAATAGGCCCTGATCATTACTCGGTCGCCAACCCGACACCAGGGACCGTGCGGAAACCTGGTCTGGTCGGTGTAAGCCTCCTGGCCGGCGGCCACCACGATGCCCTGAATCGACGCCATCTGGTACAGAGACCGGGCATCATCCGGCATCACAAGGGCCGCGCCCTCAAGCTTGGCCTGCAGGTACGGAATATAAAGCAGCAGCCTGTAGCCAGCCGGCCGGAACCACTCGGTGATTTCGCGCGCGAAGAAGTCGAGCCTCTCCTGCGCCGCCATCTGCGCCTCCGCGGAAGCGCGCGGGTCATCCAGGATCCGGATCAGCCCCTCGATCGAGGCCTGCCGCTCGGTCTCATCCATGACCGCGACGGGCATTACTCCTCGTCCCCGGAGGCCGGTTTCAGCAATTCCTGCAACTGATCCATGGCAAATTGTATACCACGAATCTGTCCAGTGAGATACGTGTAGTCGGAAAAACAGGTCGGTTGGCCCCTCAAAACGGCTTCGCTCAGACTCGATAATTCCTCCGCCAGGAGCCGTTCCAGACGCCGCGCGAGGCTATCCAAACGTCACCATGATGGCGTGCCCGCCGTGGGCCATCGGCTTGGCCTGCTGGTCGTGGCCGTAGGCCTGCCGGCGGATCGAGCGTCGCAGTTCATCGAGGCGCCGCGCGCCGGCGTTGGTCGAACCGTCACCCAAAGCTGCGACCGTGGGCGCGTCGATCACGTACTCGCCGTCGGAGAGCAGCACCGGCCGGCCGTTGGGCGTCGAACCCTCGATCGCATCCGACTGGCCGCTTCCGGGCCCCGCAAGCAGGCCGCCGCCGGCGCCCGCCAAGTCCTGCTCGTCGTCGCCCTCTTCATCGTCAGGCGGCGCGGCTGGAGCTTCGTCGCCCGCCGCGTAGTCGCCCTCGGCCGGCGTCTCTTCGTCGTCCTCGTCCCCTTCACCGTCGTCGGGCTTATGGGCGTGCATCATCTCGGTAAGCTCGCCCAGCGCCTCGCGGCCGAATTTATCGACGAAGGCCTTGAGCGCCGAGATCGGATCCGGGTGCCGGCCCTCGAGCGCAAGCATGGCCTCGACCACGATCTGCTTTTCGTCCTGCTGGGGGCCGGAGAGATTCTCGTCACCTTCCATCAGCGCGCCCATGTCCCCCGAGTCGCCAGCGTCCCCCGGGTCGCCAGCGTCCCCCGGGTCGCCAGCGCCCTCCGAATCAGGACTAAGGGCCGCGGCCATCTCTTCGTCGTCCGGCGCTCCGCCCTCGGCAAAGTTCTGCCGCTGCCAGGGCGCCGCGGTCAGGGCCGAGGGGCTGAAGCTCCGCATGCCCTGCATAGTGCGCAGAACCTGGCGCGCCTTGGGATCCGCAGGAGGCGCAGCATAGAGCCTGGAGATCGGGCCGCCGTCCTGCATGGTCCCCGGCCGCAGGTGCGGCATGGTCTTCTTCAGGCTGCCCAGGCCGCTTTCTTTGCGCAGGCTGCCGAAGCTCGGGGTGCGGAGCCCCGGGTTGCGAAAGGCGCGCGAGGCCGAATCGGGCGCCATGCGCCGCTCGGCGTTCCTCATTGGATTGCTATAACCGGAAAGTCTCATGTCACACATCCTCCGGGGTAACGACAGTCAGAAAGTACGTGCCCTTCGGCGTACCTGGAATGTCTTTCAAATAGACGGTGCCGTTGGGCAGTTGCGACGTATCCGGGTAGTCGCCGGGGCCAGGACTGGCGCTGACCCGAGGCGGGTCTGTCATGATCACCCGGGCCGTGATCAATTCGCCGAGCGACTCGCGCTGCACCATGTAACGATTGATCGCATTCGTCAGTTGCGCGATGTAGGTCTGGTCGTAAACCGGCGGCGGCGCCGGCAGCGTTTGTTTGACGACACGTGCCATAAGCTATTTCCTCCCATCCGGACGCATGTCCGTGCGCATCGTACCCCATCTCCAGCTAACGCCGGCGGCCGTCGATTCCAGGCGCACCGAGATCTGCCGCTCGCGAGCCCGGATGGTCTCGAGACCCGTGTTCGGCGTGACGTTCACCCTCGAGAGCACCTGCTTGGGCGCCTGCGTATCGCCACGCCCCAGGATGCTCAGCCCGACCGACTGATCTTCCGCCGCGGCTGAACCGCGGAACTGCACGTCGGGAATCAGCCGGCTGATGAACAGGTAATGCTCGCCGCCATCGCTATCGAGGTCCGCGGATTCGATCCATGCCGGCAGGGGCGCGCCATTCGCGTCGGTTCCGAACTCGTGGTAGTAGAGCAGGCTCGGCCCGCGGTCCGAGGCCACCGGGTAGGAAGCGCGGCCCATGTCGAGCCAGGCGGTGCGCTCGATTGTGCCCTTCGACCAGACCTGGTCGATGTAATTGTACAAAACGTACTTGTCGTTTTCGAGCGAATTCGCAGACGGATAGAACCAGACCACCTCGCCGAAGGCATGATTGTGGCCGGCGTAAACTTTGTAGCCCTGGAGAAAGTTGAGGTCGCCGAACACATAGTCCTTCAAGCTGCACGGCAGTTCCTGCGTCTGCCCGGTATAAGCGTAGAACAACCCCCGATCCATCCAGAACACGGCGTTGCCAGCGTTGATAACAGCGTTCGGCCCAATCAGCGAGAGGCCCTCGGCGATCGAATCGAAGCCGAACACATAGGGCGCCCCGATGTACTTCATCGACCATAGGCCGAGGTCCGTCCAGATGAGAATCTCCTGGCGGGTGCGCATGCCGCCGATGATGTAGCTGCCGGCGCTCAGCCGATAGTCGCCGGCGGAGTTGGTGCGCAGGGGATTCCACGTGTAGGCGTCTTCTTCGGTTGACCAGCGCACGAGCAGCAGGTCCGGCTTGGTGATCCCCACCTCGGGATGATTGCAGCCCATGGCGATCAAATGACGGTCGTTGGGGCTCACCAGAACCTGGCTCGCTATGGTCGGCACCTCGACCGGCGTAAAGGTATCGGCGCCAACCGTCACCGTCTGGTTGAGGGGCTCGGCCCGGTGACCCAGCCCCGATGCCTGGTGCCAGTAGTAGATCTTACCGCCGCGGACGTTCGCCACCATGTCTTCGCCGAAGTTGTCGATATCCCACAAGCGAAGCTGGTTCACAGAGGGATCCGCGGGATTCAACAGCGTGGGATCGAACGGCATGCCCCAGCCAACGTTATACGGAGCAGGCCCGCCCCACGGCGGAATGCCCCAGCCCATGCCGATTACGGCGTCGGGCTGCCCGGAGGGAATCAGGCAGGTTGCCTGCACGTTCGGCCCGCCGCCCGCCTGATTGCCGATCGCCGCCGGATCCGCCATCGGGATCGTGATATGGGTCCCGTCCGGCACACTCGCAACCACGTATTCCCGATTGAGCACCGCCGGCGTGTAGTTATCGCAAGCAGTGCTCGCGCCGCTGAAAATTACGTAGTCGCCGGCATTGAGCCCGTGCGCCGATGCAAACGTGACGGTGGTCGCATTCGACCCCGCCGGCCCGCTCGAGAATGGATCCGCCGGCAGAACGAACGTCGCCCCGATCGGCGTCAGGTCGTAGTAGTTCTCGCTCCAGAGAATGTACAGATGACTGTTGGTGCCGAGCCCGACGTAACGATTCTGCTCGAGCGTTGACCACTGGTGAATGTAGCGGCACACGCCCTCCATCGGCGTCTCGGTGACCGCCTGCCAGCCGCCCATCTTCTCCGGATGCCCAGCCCGGAATCGCACCTTGTCCGCGTCGTACCAGCCGCCAGAAGCGGAGTACTCGGTGGACTCACGCACGATGCCGGGGCTGAACTGAAGCTTCGTTAGCGCCACTTCCATTCACCTTGGCAATATCGACAACAGACGGTTCAAACTGTTTGAGCAGGGGCTCGAGCCAGCGGCGGTCATTCGCCGAAAAGCCCTGCGGCCACTCCTTGAGCAGCTTCTCGATGCGGTTCAATTCGTCGGTCGAAAATTCGAACTGGCGCACCAGTTCAGGGCGCAGGTCCCACATGGGCTGATCGAGCTCGCCCACCTTCACGGTGCGGAAATTGACTTCCCTCTTCTCCTCTTCGGAAAGCTCGATGCGGTCCTGCAGGCGCCACCAGAAGCGCACGTCGTCCACCGAGCCGCGCTGCGAGCCCATCAGGAAATGCAGATTCAGGCGCTGCGTATGATCGAGATGTAGATCCATCCAAACCTCCTTAGCTCCATTCGTACCAATAAGACAACGTTGCAGTGCCGCCAGCCGTCGTGACCTTGTAGCTGTAACTCGGCAGCACGACGAACGTCAGGCAGGATTCATTTATGGAATTTTCACCGCCGCTCACGGCCACAACCGTCGTCGCGCCCGATGCATCGGCATAGGCGAATACCTGGGCGTTGGCGTTGCACTGGCAGGACACCGTGACCAGCAAAGCTTTGCCGCCGCCGTTGGTATAGACAGTTCCGGTAATGTTCCGGTTTGAGGTCTGGTTGGTTTGCGTCGTGAATCCGCCTGCCGCCACCGTCGCCCACTGCCCGTCACCGCGGAGATAATTCGCGCTGCTCGGCGAGCCGCCACCGAGCCGCGCCGCGGCAATCGTGCCGGTCGTAATGTCCGCGCCACTATGAACGTGAACAGACGGCGGAAAGGTCGCCGGCTTCCCGCTCACCTTGCCCCATGAAATATCCAGCCAGGCCGGATCGGAATAGCTTCCCTGGGTGGAAACGGCGTAGGTGACTTGCGAGGCGGTGTAATCACCGGCCTGCGCGGCCACCGCTCCCCCGCGGCCGAAAACGGACGTCACCAGCGCCACGCCCTTGACGCGAACCGCACCGCTCGCATTGATATCGCCGACGACGTCAAGCTGGTAGCCCGGCGCCGCCCCGCCGATCCCCACGAAGCCTACGCCAGCACCGCTGCTCTTGATCGCGAGCCACGGCGCCGCACCGCTCGCGCTCGAGCCCACCACGAAGACCCCTGCCGCCTGAGTCAAGAAGGTAACGTCCGCCCCCATGCGATTCAGGCCGATGGTGAGATAGTTCCCAGCCGCCGGATTGGTCTGGAGCAGAAGTGAATAGTCGCCGGTGTCGCCGTCCTGGTAGGCGGCGCCAACTAGGATGCCGTTACCTTTTACGTGGAGAGTGCTCAGCGGCGCCGTCGCGAAGCCGACTCCGATGCTGCCTGCGTTCTGTAGGGTTTTGCCGTTGCCGTCAATATTCGTGAGCCAGGGACTCTGTGTAAGGGGCGTGCCCTTCACGCGGAAGGTGCCACTGCAATTGATATCGCCAGCCACGTCGATCGGGTACTGCGCGGCAGCGAGGGACACGGCAATCGACGCGACGTTGGTCAGGTTGAAGCCGCCGCCGTCCACCGAGGCTTTCCAGGGACTGGGCGCCACCCAGGTTGCCGAGCCGCCGCTCACCGTGAGCACCCGGTTTGCCGCCCCCAGCGGCAGAACCGTCCACGAGCCGGTCCAAATAAGCATGTCTCCGGTAGTGGCGCCGGCCGCCACCTGCGCTGGAATGTTCGCCCAGGACGTTGCATTCGCGCCGGCCGTCAGCACCTGGCCCGCCTGCCCGCGCGCGAGAACCTGCCAGGCCCCGGACTGCCAGGCGAGCAGGTCTCCCGTGTTCACACCCTGCGGCTGCGGCCACGCCCAGGCGAGGCCCGAGGCGCCGGCCGTCAGCACCTGGCCCGCGGGACCCATGGGGAGCACCGTCCAGAAGCCCGGCCCGGGCACCGCCTGCCAGACCAGCGTGTCGCCCGTAGCAGAACCGGAAGGCAAGGTCGCACCGCCCCCGCCGCCACCCGACGCAGCGATCACGACGTCCACCCAATCCTGCGCCGAGTTGTCGGTAATGATCAAAGTGACGTTGGCGCCCTGCACGAAGTTGAGGCCGTGCCGTGTGCCCTTCAGCGCGCTATTGAGCGTGACCCTTACCTTCTGCACGCTCGCGTTATCCGCCACGCTTAAATGCACGTCGCCCGAAAGCGGGCCGCCGCCCTGCAGGCCGTAATCGGCGAATACCTGGCGTGTTACCGGCACATAGCCGGCGATCAGGCTCGAGCCGCTCACCTGGATCCCCGCGGAAAACGTCGCAACCCCGGTGAAGGTTTTCGCGCCGGCGAGAGTCTGCGCCCCGATGCTCACAACGCCGCGAGATGCAGCGCCGGCGTCCGGCACATTCAACGCAACCGAGCTACCGAGCGGCGCCGGCGATCCGGTCACGCTCAGATCGGCGCCGGCCGCGGCCGACAATGCCAGGCCGATCGTGTTCGGCGAGACGTTGATCGCCGACAGATACATCGGCACCCAGCGCGTGCCGTTCCAGCCCAAAAACTGGCCGTAGCTCGCGCCGGCGCTGGTCAGTTGCATCGCGTTGATCATCACCGACGGAGTGATCGGGAAATTGACGCGAACCTGCCCCAGCGATGCCGTGGCGAGATCCGGCACCATCCAATACTCGTTATAGACAGCGCCTTCCTCGAGCTCATAGAGCGCCGTGTAATAGGTGCCGACCGGGATCGCGTTCACGTTCGGCGCAATCAAAACGGAGAGGACGCCGCCCACGATCGGATACACCGTCTGGCCGCCGGCCACCATCAAGCCGCCAACCTGAAACGCAGGCCAACTCACGATCACGCGGCCGTTAACGGGCCGGCCATCGGCATACGTCAGATTGTCGATGATGCTGGTCATGGTCTAAGTTGGCGTGTGCGTCGTATACCACTGCGCAGGCCCATCCTGGTCACTGAGCGGAACGAACGTAAAAACCTGCCGGCCGTTGTATTGGTACTGGATTACAAAATTGACGGCAGCGCCCTGGGTTCGAACATAAAAACGAACCATGCCGACAGGTATGCTGTCGGTCGCCTGCGACGCATACTCCATAGCAATGGCGCCCGTGAGCCCCGCGGCGCCGCCGGTCGAAGGCTCTTTGCCGACGTGAATGCAGCCCCAGGGGTGGCCCTGGACGGTTCCGTATAGGTCCAGCCGGCCGGTGACCGGTTGCGTCGTGAGGAAGCCACCACCCTTCACAAACAGGTTGCCCTGGCCGTCGATCGAGGCCACGGTGCTGCCGTCCGAGGCCTGCCAGACCTGCAGGTAGGCCTGGCTCGCCACGCCGCGCACAACCAGCGGCGGCTGGGTTGCGACGCTGGCGAAAATTGCGAGCTTGGCACCCTGGTCGCCGAGGGCCCCAATCGTAATGTTCCCATTTGCGCGCCAGAAGCTCATCACCCACGCAAGGAAAGCGCCGCCATCGGTATAGGAGGCCAGCGCGAGGTTGCTGCCGGCGTTGCCGCCAGTCTCGCCGGCGCCTGGTGTGCTCAGGGCCCAACGCAGCGAATTGTTGGTTGCGAAGATCAAATACCGGGCCTGGTTGGTCGGATCGTTGGAGTCGAGCCAAATCTGCGGCAGGCGGCCGTAACCAATATGCAGACTATGCGAGGGAGTCAGGCCGATCCCAATCCCGTATCCGGGGTTGATTTGCACCAACGCATCCTGCGAAAGCTGGTTCGAGGGATTCGAATAATAGATGCAGTACGGCGCAGACCCAGAGATCGAGCCGCCCACCACGATGCCCGGGACGGACCAGCCGAGCGATCCGTTGGGCTGCACCTCGAGCACCGTGCCAACGGGGCCCACGGCGAGCGGCGCCAGCTTGCCGGCCGGACTGCGGTAGTACAGATCGTACGGGCTGTTGGTGACCCCCGGCAGCGTCATAGTTACGTCGCCGTTTAAGGCCGCCGCGCCGTTGAAGGTCGCCGTGCCGTTGAAGGTCGCCGGCTGCGAGTAGGTCGCCGCCTGCGCAAAGCTGATCGCGCCCTGCACCGTGAGGGCGCCCACCACGAGCAGGCTGTTGACTTGCGGGTTGTAGTTCGCGCCGTCCACTTTCGCGGTCGCCCCCGCGCCGTTGCAGTAGATGATCGCCGACTGGCCGGCCTGCAGATTGAAGTCGCCGCCGGTGCCCTGGCGAAACGCGATCGGAAAGCCGCACGCGTTTTGCATCATGTAGATCTTCTGCGCGGTGTTGGGGCCGATAGTCACCGTAACGGCTGCGCCCGGCGTCCCCGTCCAGACGATCACCTTGTTGCGGCCATCACTCGGCACGCCCGTCTGCGTAAGCAGCGAGTAGGTCTGCGAAGAAAGCGAAATCTGCAAGCTGCCGTCAATGCCGACGTCGAGGAAGTCGTAGCTCTTATTCGCCGTGACGCCCCAGGATCCCGCCTGTTCGCCGGTGGCCGGCTTCTCGAGCCCCAGGTTGTTCGTAAAGGTCGATGGCATTCGTCACCTCCGCCCGAAGCGCAACTCTTTCCAATCCGCCGGCGCCGGCCCGTTTTGGGTCTTCCATGATGACGGCCGCGACCCCTGCGTCTGCCACCTGGCGGCCGCTGCCCGCTCAAGCTCGCTCCAGCGGCCCCAGACCACGGCGTAGCCCAACTCGGCCGTCATCCCCGCGATCTGCACCGATACCAGTACACTGCGCGGCTGCATCACCCAATCCTGATCAGCGCCGTCGCCGGCCCGGGCGTCGGCAGGTGAACGCGGAAGTCGCCCACGTTGCTCGCCTGGTCCGAGACGAAATCGAGCACCGCCACGCTGCGCTGCTGCTTCGTCTTGTTGTAGATCAGGGCCGCCCGCGCGATCAGGGTTGAGTTCGGCCAGACCGGATCGTCCCACGTCGCATAGGCCGCCGCGGCGGATGGTCCGAGCACCCGCGGCTGCTGCATCTCGAGGCCGCCCGCGGTATAGCCCGGCCCGGAGATTTCGCCATCGGTTACATAGGACGTCGTGTCCCGCGTGAGGTTCGCAAGGTCGGTGTAGAGCGCGATGAAGAACTGGTCCGCCAGCAAGTTGTGGATGCCCTTCAATAGCTCGACCTTGAAGCTGCCGCAGACGCCGGCCGCGATCATACCTGCACCCGCACGTCCGGCTCCTGCTGCGTGTCCTTCTTGGTGCGGCCCTTGGCGTGGTCCGAATCCATCTTGATATCGGCCTCGAACATCTGCATGTACCGCTGGAACATGTCGTCTTCGGCCTTCTGATAAATGCCGGCTTCGACCAGCGCGCCCGTGAGCATCGCGTGCGGAAAGTGGTCGCCGAGCCAACTCGAGCCCGTGAGCACGATGGAGGGCGGCTGAAAGAAGTAGCCGAGCCTCACCGGATACGCCTGGTCCGGCGTCGGCCCCAATTTCAGACTCGCCTGGTTTAAATAGGCGTAGAAGCGCAGCAGCCCTTCGCAGAACGGATCCGGGTAGCATTCATCGATAAATTCCGGATCCTTGTTGAGCACCGTGACGTAGCCGTCCGGCCCCAGCGCAATGAGACTGTCGGGCGCCAGAAAGTCAGTGGGAACTGCGAGCAGGTTGCTGTGCGCGACGACCGCGGCCGACACGTCCTTCCGGAAATTAGGCAGGCGTACGCGCAGGGCGATGCGACCCTCGGCCAGCTTAATAAAATTGTCGATGTTCTCGACGAAGCTGGCCTCGAAATCCTGCGCGTACTCCTGTATTGCTGCTCGCAGTTCAATGTAGGTCATTAGAGTCTAGAAGACGCCGCTGAAGCTGGTCCCCCTCTTGGCAATGCCGCAGCCGCGGACCTTGCCGCCATGCGCCATCTTTTTCGTGCCCTTCGTATTGGGGAAGCCCTTGCGAACCTTGGCCGCACCGCCGGCCGCCATCTTCTCGCAGGAGCCGCCCTTGTTTTTGCGGAGACCGAACTTCCCGCCCTTCTTCATCGGCGGAGGCGCCGCCGCAGCCGCCGGACCCGGCCCGGGACTCGGCGCGGTCCCCTCGCTATCCTCGTAGTCGTAAGGGCTTGGCGTTGAGGTCGGCTTTTTCAGGGCAACGGCGATAGAGACCTTCGGCTTGCCCGCCGGCTTTTTCACCAGAACCTTGCCGCCCTTCTTCTTCGCGACCGGCTCTTCGGCCTTGTCCTCACCGCCCCACTGACGGTCGGCCACCTTGCCGCCCTTGCGGTACGGCCGCTGCCCCTGCAACGATCTCTGCAGAGCGCCGAGGCCGGCCGTCGGGCCCATGGGAGCCGGCTGCGCGACCGCCGGCGGCATTACTGGCGCGCCAGGCGGAGGAGGCACGGCCGCGCCCGGAGGCGGCGCGCTTACCAAACCCTGCAAGCCCGACGGTGGACCACCCGGGGGCGGAGGGCCGCCAGGGGCCGCACCGAAGAATGAACCGCCGCCGGGAGGCGGACCGCCCGGAGGCGGACCGCCCGCTAAAGCACCGAGGGCCGCGCCCGGCGGAGGACCACCAGGAGCCGCACCAAAGAATGAACCGCCGCCGGGAGGTGGACCGCCCTGTTGTAAAGCGCCGAGCGCCGCGGCCGGAGGCGGACCGCCGGGGGGAGGCCCACCCGGAGGCGGACCGCCGATGCCCAGGCCCTGCATTGCCGACGCGAGCCCTGGAACACTCGGAGGCGCCGCACCGAGCGACGCGCCGCCGGGAGGCGGAGGCGGAGGGCCTGGCAGCGATATGGGGCTGGCCCCACCGCCCTGCAAGGCGCCCTGCATCATGTTGGCGAAGTTGGCCGCGCCGCCCGGGGTCATGCCAGGAGCGCCCTGGAATGACGAGCCGGCAGGCGGAGGCGGAGCCGACATACCTGGATCGATCGGCATCAGCGAGCCCCCTTGCGGTGCGCCGGACAAGGACCGTTCTGATGGCCCGCCGACGGAAGAACCAGAACCGCCCCCACTAGACGGGGCGGCTGAACCTAAACGATTACGCATTGAGTTTCCTCCCTCTCGAATCGACCCGCCCCGCGCCGCCTTCGTCGCCGTCGTGGTGTCGGTCGTCGTACTCTCATCCATGGGCTTGTGCTTGTTTTTCAGCAACGTCGCCGCCAGCAAGCCCATCCCCGCGGCGCCCAGCGGCCCCCATAGGCTCGTGCCAGAACCAAAAACCGCCCCTGCTCCCAACCCCACGAGAGCTCGCTGCCAGGGCTTCATGGTGTCCCACGGCTTGGGCTTCTCCACCTTCGGCTTGGCCGGAGGCGCCACCTGGGAAGAACTGCCCGGCGTAGAACTGCCCGGTGCGGGCGTGTCGCCGGCGTCGTCGCCGACCAGACCTGGAGCAGTGCTGATCCGCTTTACGGTCGGGTCGTCGGGCGTGAAGCCGGCCGGCTCAGAGGTCGGCGACGGCGATGCCGGGTTGAACGGCCCGGCGTCGTCGCCGTCCGATTCGCCGCCACTCTGAAAGCGCCGGCGCGGTGTTAGCTGGCTCATGATTCCTCCTCGCGGAATCGCATCTGGCGGCCGCCTGCAGGATCCGGGAAGGGCGGCCAGTTGGCATTCGGGTAGAGGCGCCGGCTGGCCTCGAGCCCGGTATCGGGACGCGCGTCGCGGAGCGCCTGCGCGTCCACCACGACGGCTTCCGGCAGAAAGTTCTGCGGGTGGTCGGGATCGTAGCAGCTAGGGCAGACCCGCATGCCGGTCCCCATGCCGCGCACAGTCGGCTCGCGCATCTCGCGGTATTTGCAGCGGACGCCGCACAGATCACACATCCCCCATGCGTACTTGCCGCTCGCCCAGCGTGTCGAGGCCATCAGATCACCTCGTAGCCGCCGCCGGGAACAAAGCGCACCGGCGCGCGATCGCGGTCCTCGTCGGCCGCAAGCCCGAACTGTTCTTCGTATTCGCTCTTGAGAAGCTGAACCCGATCGAGAGCGCCCTTCTCCTTACTCTTTAGAGCGAGGTAGAAGGCGAGCCCGGCGATCATGGCCGGAACGAACCGCCAGGGGATGTCCGGCACGCCGGCGCCGCCCTGCCCCACGGAACGCATGCGCCGCAGGCGCCAGTAGACCACCTGGTAGCTGGAGTTGGACGGCGGCACCATCCAGACGACGAAGTAGGGCCTGATCGCGCGTCTTACGTGGATCAAGGTCGGCCGGCCGGGCGCCATCTTGTTGGGGAGCGCCGAGTATTCGGCAAAGCTCCAGCGATCGAGCGGAATGTCCTGGGCGGAGGCGGACGACGTGGAAGGCTGGCGGATGACATGCTCCACCAGGTCGATCGTATCCTCGGGCAGCGAGTACCGCTCGAGGCCCGGCTGGAGATTGACGACCACCGGGCCGTCCACTGTCCAGAGGTTCAGGCCGCGATTCGCCCACTCGATCGCGAGTAGCTCGAGCGCCCGCCGGGCGGTGCGCAGCGCGTAGCCCGAGCGGAACTCGATGCCGGCGCGCTCGGAGGCCTCCTCGGCGATCTCGGCCACGTCGAATGTAGGCCAACTGAGTTGCGCCACCTCAGCCCGCCTTCCGAGCCTGATTCAGCGCAATCGCAATAGCCTGCTTGCGATCGTGCACCACCGGGCCTTTTTTCGAGCCCGAATGAAGATCGCCCTGCTTGAACTCATGCAGGGTTTTTTCGATCTTGCCGCGCCGCTGTTTCGAAACCATCCGCAAGCCCTCTATCGCAATGGTACGATAGCCGCCTTGCGGTGATTATACTCAGGAACTGGTGCCGTACGTCATGGTAATTAAAGGGATCGATGCTCTCTCCACCTGAAGCCTTCCGTAAAGCTCACGCAGGACATCCTCCACGGTTAGTTTTCCATCGTTGATCAATGAAGCCTGCAGGTCGAATGATGCCGATAAGAATCTCTGCTCTATAGCGTTCATCGCGCCATTCCCCTCGTAACAGCCTACTTTGTCTCTCACCTCTGCTCTGGGGGAGGGTTTGAGCGAATTATATAACAGAAAAACGGTATTTCTGCAGAAAAATCCTGAGGGGTCGTACGTACGGTAAGGTTTTACCCTGTCGGTCTGTTACCCGACTGATTTCAATTCATTTGCGGCTGGCGGGTTGTTGCGCTGCCGGAACTCCCGTAGCTCGTGCTGGTAGTCCGGCCTCGCCTTGAGCATTTCCAGGCACTCTATGAATGCCTTGCGCATGATCTCTTCGGCCGACTCGCCGCGCGGTTGATGGACATACACCCAAAACGGCACCGTGAGCTCTTGAAGGCGCAGTCCAACCTCGTTCCAGAGTGCGCGGCCAAGGACTACGGTCTCAGACTCACGTTCGCGCTGCAGCCAGAGCCATGCTCCGGCCTCAATCGCATCCGTGATCCGCAGCCCCTCGCCTTCTGCCCGCGCCCGTAAGGCTTTGAGCAGATTTTGATCGATCCTCACCGTTACTTGTGACCGCGTTTGCTTTCGATTCGGACGTCGCTGCTTTTTCTCCGGCTTTTCGTGCTTATGGTTATTACCCGCTTCGATTGACATGGCTGTTTTCACGATTTGTGGCGCATCCGCCATTTTCGAACTAATAAACACATTTCTGTGCTGCATTACGCCTAGCGCCCCTTGACGATTCCCGTAATCCGATCGAAAATCTCCACTGTCCCCCTACTCTGCCGAGCCCGGAAGGACGGAATTTGACGCCCATCGTATCATACGCACGAATAAGTCAAAAAAGCCAGAATCTTTCGATCCTGGAGGTACTGAAATTCATTTTTCGGGCCCCGAAGGACTCCGTACCAGGCGTTCTAGCCGAAGTTGTCCGCACGCTAGCACGCTATGCGGCCGAAAAGCCCACCCGGCTCGCCGAACCCGACCTGGAGATCCTGCTGGCCGTTTCGGTCGTGCTCCAAAGCGAAAAACGGGGCAAAAAGGGGCCTCCGGCATGAATCCCCCGCTCTTTGCCCACCAACAAGCCGCGCTCGACTTCATCGATCGCCGCTGGGACCGCGGCCAGGGGGGCGCAGTGCTCAATCTATGGATGGGGACCGGCAAAACTCGGGTGGCAATCGAGGCGGCCCGGCGCCGCGGACTGCGCCTGATCCTGGTTTTGTGCCCGCTCGCCGCGGTTGAGGTCTGGGTACAGCAATTTCGCCGCTGGGCGCCCGAATATGACGTGCTCGCGCTCGACGACCGCGCCGGCACCGTCGCCCAGAGGGTCGCAGCCGCGGCCGCGCGCGTGAAATGGGCCTCCGAGCACGGCAGGCCGCTGGTAATCGCGATCAACTACGCGAGCGCCTGGCGCGAGGCCTTCGCCAAATGGGCCATGAAACGGTCCTGGCCGCTGGTAATCGCCGATGAGATCCAGTGCTTGAAGATGCCGTCGGGCTCGACCTCGCGTTTTAGCGGCCGGCTCTCGCTTTTTGCCATGCGCCGGCTCGGTTTGACCGGTACTTTCATGCCGCACTCGCCCCTCGACACCTGGGCGCAGATGCGATTCATCGATCGCAACGTTCTCGACCCCACCTACACCGCTTTTCGGCTGCGCTATGCCGTCATGCACCCCAAATTTCCCTCGAAAGTCGAGAAATGGAAGGACCTCGAGGGGCTCGCCAGGCGCCTCGAGCCGGCCGTTTTCCAGGTCGGGCCCGAAGTTTTAGATCTGCCGGGCGAGCAGGACGAGACTTTGTGCTGCAATCTCTCGCGCGAAGCCCGCCGCATGTATCAGCAGATGGAATCGGACCTGATTACCTGGATTTCGACGGCGGATCCGGCGGTCATCGCGAAAAACAGCCTGGTCCGACTGCTGCGCC